TCAGAAGGCTGCTGCGTCCAGTGCCATCAGCGTATCCGCTCCCGCTTCGATGCGCGAGCGGCGAAGAGCGGTTTCCGGCAGGATACGGTCCATGAAGAAGGTGGCCGTGACCAGCTTGTTCTTCAGAAACGTCTCGCGGCCATCCGCGCCGGATGAGAGCAGATCCTGCGCCGTCTTTGCCATCTTCGCCCACATGTAGCCGAGCACGACAAGCCCGCTCAGATGCATGTAATCGGTCGAGCCGGCACCGGCATTGTCGGGCTTGGCCATGGCGTTCGACATGAACCACATGGAGGCTGACTGCAGGTCGTTCAGGCTCTTCTTCAGCGCCTTGGTAAAGGGCGCCATCTGTTCGCTGCTGCGGTTCTCCTCGCAGAAGTCGCCGATCTCCTTGAACAGCGCCATGATGGCCCGGCCACCGTTCAGGCCGAGCTTGCGCCCGACGAGGTCCAGCGCCTGGATGCCGTTCGCGCCCTCGTAGATCATGGCGATGCGGGCGTCGCGGACATACTGGCTCATGCCGTGCTCCTCGATATAGCCGTGCCCGCCAAAGACCTGCTGCGCCATGACGGCATGGTCGAAGCCGCGATCCGTCAGCACACCCTTGAGGATGGGCGTCACGAGGCCCAGCACGTCGTCGGCCGTCTGGCGCTCGGCCTCGTCGCCTGCGCGGTGGGCAATATCGGACTTCAGCGCGGTCCACAGCGTGAAGGCGCGGCTGGCTTCGTTGAAGGCGCGGATGGTCATGAGAACGCGGCGAATGTCAGGGTGCACGATCAGAGGATCGGCCTTTTTCTCGGGTGCCTTGGCACCGGAGAGGGACCGGCCCTGCAGCCGTTCGCGCGCATAGGCGACCGCGTTCTGGTAAGCGGTTTCCGATACGGACAGCCCCTGCAGGCCCACCCCGAGCCGTGCTTCGTTCATCATCACGAACATTGCGTTCAAGCCGCGATTGGCCGCGCCGATCAGGTATCCTGTCGCGTCATCGTAATTCATGACGCAGGTGGAGTTGCCGTGAATGCCCATCTTGTGCTCGATGGCACCGCAGGTCGCGCCGTTGCGCGCGGCGAGGTTTCCCTCGGCATCCACCACGAATTTCGGCACGATGAACAGGGAAATGCCTTTCGTGCCCTCCGGCGCACCCTCGATGCGGGCCAGCACGAGATGAATGATATTGTCGGCCATATCGTGCTCGCCGGCCGAGATGAAGATCTTCTGGCCGGAGATTTTGTAGCTGCCATCCGGCTGGGGCACGGCCTTGGTGCGCAACAGGCCGAGATCGGTTCCGCAATGCGGCTCCGTCAGGTTCATCGTCCCGGTCCAGTCGCCGGAAATCATCTTGGGCAGGTACGTCGCCTTCTGCTCGTCGGTGCCGTGCTCGATGATCGCCGCAATCGCGCCCTGCGTCAGACCGGGATACATGGTCAGCGACATATTGGCGGACGACATATACTCGCCGACAGCCGTGTGCAGCGTATAGGGTAAGCCCTGACCGCCGAACTCCTCCGGCGCGGCAAGCCCCAGCCAACCACTTGCCCGGTAAAGATCGTAAGCCTCACGGAACCCTTTAGGGGTCGTTACCGAGCCATCGGCATGACGCACGCAGCCTTCCCGGTCGCCCGAGAGATTGAGGGGAAACAACACCTCTTCGGCAAGCTTGGCCGCTTCACCGACGATGGCTTCCAGCATGTCGGGCGAGACGTCGGAAAAGCCGGGCAGATTGTTGTACCGCTCGATGCCCAGCACGTCGTTGAGAATGAATAGCGTGTCGTCAACCGGAGCCTTGTAGATCGGCATCGTTGGTCTTCCTCCCTGCGGCCTGGCCTCTCGGGCCATTGATGCCGCCAGTCTATAAAAAACTGACGTGCGCGTAAACGTCAAAATAGAGCAAGAGGCTGATTTGAGCGATCGGCGGCGGACACATTTGCGACAGAAGGCGTCAAAGCCCGGGAAATTCGACCGCGGCCATCAAATCCAGCATTTGGTTAACGGCTTGTTAGCGTTGTTTGCATCTAAGATATTGAATTGATTATGCAGCGTTATCTAGCGTTACCGAGTGCGTTATTGGGTGCTTTTTCGCTTGGAAACGCGAGCATCAGCAAAGCGTTCGGCCGCCTCAAGGTTGGCTCGATCGTAGACCGCGGCCGTGGTCTTTGTGCTGGCGTGGCCCGCAACCTTTGACGCGTCGTCCGTCGATATGCCTGCGGCCCGCGCCTCTGTGATCCCGCTCGCTCGCAAATCACGCGCCCACACCTTTGATGAGATACCCGCCGCCGCCCGGTCCTTCCCCCACTTCTCTCCGAACCAATTGGAGAAGTAGGGCTCGCCCGTTCCCTCGTAAACGACGATGGGCCCACTGCGATCGGCTTCTGGCCAGTGTGCCAACTCTTCCATAACCATGGGCGCCCGCGACAAAGGGAACGTAATCGACATGCCTGTCTTCTGCGAGGTCTTCGACGGCATGAACCGAATGACCAGGCTGTCATCGATATCTTCCCATCGCACACCAAACCACTTCTTCTTCAGCCGAGGCCGCATGACGTCACTGATGCCAGGGGAGTCAATTGGAACCCACTGGCCTATAACGTCCCAGAGCCGCAGCGTCGTTTCGAATACCAGCGCGTACGCAAGCGCAGATGATGGCCGCCCGTCAGCATGTGCCGCCGCGCGTAGCATCGCCACTTGGTTCGCAGTCACGGTCTGCTCTCGTCGCCTCGGGTTCGGCAGCTTCCTGCTTGTGACCTTTAGAACCTCCCTGAGATCCACGCATGCTGGCAGGCGACACATGATCCCATAAGAAACTGCCGCATCCAGAACCGCGCGCATCATCTTTGAGGCGGCAAGCTTCTCGCCGTCATTCGACCATGCCTTATGCCACCGCTTTAAGTCGACGCCGTTTATCTTATCCAGCCGCCTGTCTCCGACCTCCTGCATGAGCCTGGAGATGTAGAAATCGTACGGGTGCCTTGAGCCGGGCCGCAGGCTAAAGTACGGGCTGTCCGGCTCTGTGTGGTACTTGGACAGAAGAGTCCGCAAGGTGCCGTCAAATGAAACGGTGCGGTCGCGTATGCCGACCTTCCAGGCGTTCATCTCGGCCTGCAGCAAGGCGCACTTAGCGGCCATCTGTTCCGGCTCGTCACGAAGGTGGGCGAGGTTCACGGTGGCGGGCTCATAGCCTGAAACGGACGCCACCCAAGTGGGCGTCCGGCTTGCGCGTCGTTGGATCCACTTTAAACCCGGCGCTTTGATTTCCATTGACCCAACCTTTCTTCACCATCAGGCGCGGCCGCCGCAAAGCCTGCCGTGATTCCAAAGTAACCGTCGTAGAATTTTCTCACCAGCGGCACTGGCCGGCCGTCGTGAAGCGGGTCAACCTTCGGGAAGCCCTTCCGCTCGAGCTGCGGAATGACGACCCTTACCCACATCACGGCTCGTTCTTTGCCAACCACAGCCACTGCCAGCTGCTTGTCCGTCGCGAACATTGGCAATCTTGCAAACGGGTCATCAAGCGCCGGCCCATTGTCGTTGTCATGCGATCTTGTCACTCTCCCTCCTCCTTCTGTAGGGCTGCACGGCCTGCGACAGGCGCATGAAGGCGGTTCCACCACTCCATGACGTTGTATGCCCAGCCGCTTAGGCGCTGTTCGTCAATGATGCAGCCTAGTGAAGGCCGATGCTTCTGAGCGCCCTCGCAGCGGATGAAATACCCCCAGCCAGAAACCGCGTCGGTGATCTTCGCGCTATTGCCGCAAAGCTTGCACGGAACGCACAGCGCCTGCGCGTCTATCATGGCCTCATGGTGGGTGAGCTGCCTACGGCGATTTAGCTCGTTTCGGTCGCTCATTCCCCACCCCCATCTCTATCGGGTGCTTTGAGGGTGGGTGTCTCCCGTTCCTGGGGCGGCGGGTCCATGACCTCGCTGTAGGGATAGGTGCTGATCTTTCCGTCCGGGATCTCGTCGCCTGTATCAAGATCGACAACCGGCGCTCCGTCCAGGCATTCGGCATGGCAGCTGCCCATCTCGATATCGGTGGCGCAAATATCGGCCGGGTTGAACGCTTCGGCGCAGATCGGGCAGCGGCCGATATCGTCGGCTATCGTTTCGGGCTCTGGCAGAGGGCGGACCTCTCCTGTCGCTCGACCGTCCTCACCGCGCACCGCATAGTGGCCGTCTGGGACCGTGAAGGTTTGCCGCGTCTCGTTGCTCGGTTTCGGTTGGGGCGATGGAATCAACGACGCTGCGACTGTTCGCAAAGTCGCAGTGTCGATCCCCATGTCGAACGGCTGCGTCTTGTGCTTTCGATGAAGCGCGTCGATGTAGCTGGCGCAATCCTCCAGAAGAAACCGCGCCCGCACATTCGGTTGGGGCGCTGGTGGGGTTGCTGACGCCTTGCCCGCCTGAAAGGCGCGGACGATCTGCGAAAGGTTGTAGTGAAAGGAGCCGTCATCGCGGCGGATTGCCATACAGTTACTCGTCACCCACTCGATAGCCTCGTCATCGGCGCGATCGAGCAGTTCGAGTGGCCGCACATCTGCCTGGGGTGATGGGGCCGCTGGTGTTTCCTCCCCCTGTGGGGAGGTGAGGGCTGAGAGGATGCGCTTTTCGTAATCCGCTTGAGCGGCAGCTTTGGCTTCCTCAATGTTCTTGCTTTCGCCGCCCGGCCATTCGTATTGACCGTCGCTGACATCGTTGGAGAAGCCCCAACTGACACGACCCCTCCGCCAACCCACCCTGTACGCTCCAAAAGGGGTCAGAGCGGCATCGCAATCGGCCTCTTCTTTCCACTCCAGCGCCTTCACCACCGCCCCGACGTTGACGGCGGGGTTGGGGGTGCGAGACAGGGCGGCGTTGATTTCTTCCGCATCAGCAGCGGAAACGGCTTTCCAATAGTCACCGCACCAGTTTCGGCGGATCAGGTCGATCAGCTTCTCATTCATGGCATTTTCTCCTGAAGGGCGGATCGGGCTTTGCGTAGATCCCCAAACGTAATGCGGATCTGTGACCCTTGATGCAGGGCAACCCAAATAGGGTCATCGCTGCTGTGCCCGTCGTAAACCACTGACGCCTCCGCAAACGGCTTCAGCGCCTTCTCCATCCTCTCCACACGCGACAGCAGAGCGGCGTTCTCGGCGGTGGCGGTCGCATATGCCAAGGTACGATTGTACACCTCTTCAATAAGTGCTTCGACGGTGGAGGCGGAGTAGAGGGGCTCGAAATTCTCGAGATCAGCACCGTCGTCAGGGGCGCAGTTCGCGAACTTCCATTCACCATAGTCTCCCTCAGTCCAACGGTAGGAAACCGGTTCTGTCTTCTCCACCGGGCTATTCATGATGGGCTCCTGTAGTGGGGGTGGATTGGCGAATAGCTCTGGCTGCTCCACGCGTTGCGTCTCGATATCCGTCCGTCCAATCCATCTCACTATGGTGCCCGGATCGACCATTCCCCCGGTCATCGAAATGACATTCCGCGATCTTCGCGCACCGCTCGCGCTCGGCCATGATGGCGCGGGCGATGATGACGGTCAGGTTGTCAGTGACGCTCGACCGCGCATAGTCAGCGTGGGCCTTCCGCGCCGCCTCCATCACGTCCTCGGGTATCGCAATCCCTGTGGTGGTGTCTTGGGTCATCACACAGCACCCCGCAGCATGGCATACGGCCGGCTTTCCTGATCGACGACATCAGCAAGGCGCGTCTGCGCCTCAAGCTGCAGGGCGGCCACCGTGAAGGCGAGAACCGCGATCCCAGCGCCAACGACGGCCCATGCCTGGTTGGCCAGCAGGACGGCTTGGTTGCGGGCGCTCATAGTACGCGCTCCGGCTTCGCGGGGGCAGACAGGCGCAGGTGGCGCAGAAGAATGAGGACGAGTGCGAGCGGCACGATCGTCGCGAAGGTGAGGTAGAGGGTCATGACCGGCCCTCCGCATCGGCGATGGCTGCGATGTCCTCGAGGTGGCCGATTGCAATCATGCAATTCGCATCATAAGCCGCCCGCGTCTTGACCGGAACGACGACGAAGGAGAGGTGCGACTTGGCAAGAGCTTGCGCAATCTTCAGCTGATGGCGAATCTCTTGCACGCTGGTGTTCTGGTAATTGCTCATACCGCACCGCCTTTGCCGCCCTTACGAGGGCGCGGGTGCTTCTTGGCTTTGTGGTCGGCTTTGCGGAATGGCTCAACGCTGCCGGCGGCATTCGTCGACGGCACGTGGTGCTCGTCGGTGGTCGGTCTTCTCATGGTGTGGTCTCCTCGGTGGTGCGCCGTTGGTGATAGGCGTGAGGAGGTATGTAGAGGAAACCGACACATTAAGCAATAGGGTGTAGCGAAAAACGATACGGCCTTTAGGACTAAAGGCCCTCATTATAGTTAGCGATTGTAAACTTTTTGGTAACACTCATCATACCAGTTCGATCTTGGTGATCGAAGAGGGAGAGAGTTAAAATAATGATAATGACAAAAAGCAACGCGGCAACACAGTTCGCTAAGTTCGCTGCTCTGCCCCGTGAAGAAAGACGCGCAGCCCTTCTCGTAATGGAATGCCTGGCGTGCCGCAGATTTAGGCTGTGCGAAGTTGGGCGAGAATGTCGTCTAAGACCTCGTCAACTGATTGGTCAGCGCCGCCCGGATTGCCCACCTGGCTGAGTTTAGCCGAGAACGACTCGAACTGTTGGCGCTCCGATAACGGCACGACCGAAACGGGCACGACGTCAAACGCTATGCCAAGCAGCTCGGAATCAGAGGCTCCCATCATTTTCGCGGACGACAGGGCGCTTTGCACCAGGGCGGTCCACTCCACCTCGCCAGACGGTGAGGTGGGGAGAGGGTAGCCGGTTGCGTGGGATATCTGGACCATCTCCAAAGCAGACAGGACGCGCTCCTTCTTTTCTGGAGCCCCACTCTTCTTCATGCGCGACAGCTTCATCTCAGCCGATCGATGGTTGTGAGACCACTCGACAGGGTAATGATGAGACAGATAGCGGGCAATATCCGCCTGGGATTTGTCCGCGTGCTCCAGAGCTTTTTCAAACCAATCGATCATGGAAACGCCTGTAGCAAAAGCCGCAACAGAAATCTGTATATATTTTCGCAACAAGCTATTGCACCTTGTGTCGAATCCGTCTACAAACGGGTCAAGAACAACAAAAAGACGGCCTACCCCGGCGCTCCCAAGCCGGCACAAACAAAATCAGAGCCCGACAAGGCCAACTCACAGGAGATGCGCGATGAAGAACCTGAAAGCCGCCGACAGAAGAAGATTTGTTGCGGGCGGCACTGGCCCGCCAAGAAGATACTAAGGGGCAGGGAGGCTGCCCCGCCATCTTCAGCAAGTCCACCCGAGGGCGGGTGGATCATGGTGGAGATTTCCACATCATTGAAATGCAGGGGGAACTAAAATGAAGTCGCTCAGAAACACAAAGACGTCACGACTGAAGCAGATTTGAAGCGTTGTTCGCGAAGCGGGCAGCGCTATTTTTCGTTGCCTGCGCAGCTTGCAAATCCATCCAGAAACAGCCGACCCGGAGGTCGCCACCACGCGCTTCGCGGCTGTTTTCTGGAGGTCCTACTACCCCACCGAGGAGTCTGGCGCCATGGCGCACAGGCAAGCAGGGGCTCGATTCCCGACACCACATCGGGCATGTGAAACCTACCACGTTTTACATCTTTGTCAAAGGCTTTCGCGCTGCAATGCGCTCGCTGAGGAGAATGGGATGCACCGCAACAACATTGGCAAGCGTCACCAGCTCGCCGTTGTATCGTTGCAGCTTTCCATCCTCACCCTTACGCACACCGATGCCCTGCCACACACCGACCCAGGCAAGCCCGTCAGCGGTGTGCGCGATCACCTCGTTGCCCACAACCGGCCGGGCCGGCGCCGCGAGCACACGGCCTCCTACGGGCAGGCCGGGCTCCATGACCCGCGTGTCGATTCGCATAGCGTACGGCGCCGTCGGTACGGATCGAAAGCGCCACTTGCCCAGCTTGCGGTTCGCGATCTTGCCAAGCAGCGGGACGCCAGCAAAAGGGTCAGGCGCTGCATCGTCGAAGGCGGCTCGCAACTCTTCCCGCGTCAGGCCGAGCCACTTGGCGATCGTCGGGTGGAAGACGTCATCGGGCACGCGCTTGCGGATCCAGTTCGACACGTTCTGCTGGCTGACGTGGCTGCCGTGAATGGCGGTCAGTTCTTCGGCGATGACGCGCAGCGGCAACTTGCGCCGCTCGCGTTCAGCTTGGATCATTTTGCCTAACTTTGAAGAGGTCACGTTTGCACCTTGACAAATTTGTAAAACGGTCTTAATTTCACAAACCTTGCGACGTGTCAACCAACGCACCGCAAGCACCACACCAGAGGAGACTATATGACCCAGATTACCAGCGAGCTGCTGGCGGATATGCACGCGCGCCGCATTGCCGGCGAAACTGTCGCGGATATCGCAGCCAGATATGACGTCAAACCGATGACGATCTACCAGGCATTCCGTCGTGCCCATGGCGGCACGCCTCTTCCCGGCCCCGCCAACGACAACAATCCCAACCGCGTTACGCGCATGTCGGCCCGCAATGGCGGCTGCTCGACCACTTCTGGCCTTGTGCCCTGCACCTTGGTGCGCATTCCGTCGATCGACGGGCCGGCTGGTCACGAAGGCGACGGCGGCCAGCGCCAGCCGCTGCAGGTGGCAGCATGAGCGGCTGCGAATGCACTTCCTTTGAGGAAGGCGACTGGGTCGAATGCGCCCTCAACCCTGACTTCTTCGGCATCATCCTGAATGAAAGCGACTTTGGCCGCTACTACACCGTTCAGCTCGCCGTCTCCCTCGAGATCCGCAGCTTCCATTGGGCCACGCTCCGGCACGCGCCTGAATACGAAGAGTCAGGCGGCGATCCGCCCGTCGGCGCACGCAAGGACAACGTCATTGTGGTGCACTTCGGTGCAGATACGGAAACGAAGGGGGCTGCGTGATGTTTACTTGCAAAAAAGTCGACAAGATCAGAGCACTTAAAAGCTTTGCCGGCGAGTTTACGCGCGGCCGGGAATACGTCGTCAGCGCGGCTAGCGAGCACAGCGTCTCCGTAGAGCTCGACGATAAAGGCTCCACGACAAATGGATGGGCGAAAGACTGCTTCGAACTCGTCCAGCCCGAACCAAAGTGGGTGCCGAAGGTTGGCGACCGGGTGCGGTTTACGAACGAGGTTCCTGATTATTGGTTCTTCGGGCCCATGAGCTCCAACAAGGAAGGAGTTGTGACTGACGTCGGCGACGAGACAAGCGCGCTGTACATCACCGTTGATGTCGGCAAAGATGGGACTGGCTTCGTCGGCCTTGAGCACATCGGACCCGCCCACACAACCATCCCCACCCCCACCTTCGCAATCGGCACCAAGGTCCGCATGACGCAAGACGTCCCGCCGTTCGCCAAGAAGGGCGACGAGGGCGTCGTTGTTGGAGGCCCTGACGTCGACGGTCATCTGCGGGTGGAGTACGCGACGGGCGGCGTTGCTGGCGAGGTTCACTTCGCCGAGCCGGGGCAGCTGGAGGCTGTTGCGGGGCTACGGATCGAGGCCGGTAAGTTCTACAAGACGCGGGATGGGCGGAAGGTTGGGCCGATGGTGGCCTATGAGGGTTTTCTGGTCGGCAGCGGCTTGCACTACGCTTCGGACGGTGAATGCTGCTATCACGGCAAAAGCAACCGGCGCTCGTTCCCGAAAAGCGACCTCATCGCCGAATGGGCCGACGAACCCGCCGCAACTGCCGAAGCGGCGACGCCGAAGTTCAAGGTGGGGGATGCCATCCGGCACAAGGAGCTTGGTTACGTCGGCTTTGTGAAAGAGGTTCGGCCTGACGGCGCGGTGAAAACCTTCTGGACGAAACAAGGATGGGGAGGAACTGACCGGGCTGACGAGATCGAACTTATCACGGCGGCTCCAGCACCCACCACCCCCGCAATCGTCGCCCTCATCACCAACGGCACCCCGCTCCCCAGCGCAAGCCCCAAGGTGCACGCCTCGCAAGAAGCAGCCGGCACCGAAGCGGCCCGCCTTGCTGAAGAGCATAAAGGCCAGAAGTTCGGCGTGTTCGTCCTTGCCGACACCAAGGAGGTCGCCAAAACGTACGAGCATGAATGGCAGCGGCTTGCGGCGGGAGGCGACAAGATCCTGGCGATCAAGGCCATCCGCGCGCTGACGGGCTTCGGCCTGAAGGCGTCAAAGGACGGCATCGAAGACTGGCTCGACCGATACGTTCGGCGCGCCGCCTAACCAACACCCACCAACCACCACAACCAGCCCTACTGCTTCAGCAGTAGGGTGAGAGGAGAAGCTATGACCGATTTTATCCCGTTCCAGAAAATCCCGCGCCTCAAGAGAGGTTGCGTCATCACCGAAAAGCTTGACGGCACCAATGCGCAGATCGTCATCGATGCGGAAGGCAACATCCGCGCCGGCTCACGCAATCGGTGGATCACGCCGGAAGACGACAACTACGGCTTCGCCGGCTGGGTCAGCCGCAATGCAGAAGAGCTCCGGAAGCTCGGCGAAGGCCAGCATTTTGGCGAGTGGTGGGGCAACGGCATCCAGCGCGGCTACGGCCTGAAGGAAAAACGCTTCTCGCTGTTCAATTCCGGACGATGGTCAGATCCCGCAGTTCGTCCCGCCTGCTGCGACGTAGTGCCGGTCCTCTACGCCGGCCACTTTGCGACGGACACCGTCGACATGGTGCTGGACAACCTCAAGGAGACGGGTTCGCAGGCCGCGCCAGGCTTCCCGCGCCCGGAAGGCGTCATCGTATTCCTGCCGGCATCCAACCACCTCTACAAGGTTCTGGCCGAAAACGATGACGTACCGAAGGTGCTCGCAGCATGACCCCCTTCAACTTCCCCCTCGACCACGTTCCCGTCACCCCCGAACCACCCAAGCGCAACCCGCTGCTCGGTGCGGCCATCGCCTTTGCATCCGTCGTCGTCTCCGGCTTCGCTTTCTACGCGGCGCCCGTCCTGACGGTCACGGTCATTGTGCTTGGGCTGGGATGGCTTTTCGTTACCGCAGACGACACCACAGAGGAGAAATGAATGGCGATTTCGCTAGGTAGCCTCAACAGCACCAGAAACAACAAGCCACCTTTCGGCCTGCTTTACGGCGTTCACGGCGTCGGCAAGACCGCACTGGCCGCGGAGTTCCCCAACCCTTACTACCTCCCGACGCTCGGCGAAGAGCCGCCGGATGATGTTGATATCCCGTCGCCAGGCACGGCAGAAACGCTCGACGATGTGCTTGAGGTCATCGGCTGGCTGCTGACCGCAGACCACGACCGGAAGACCTTCATTCTGGACTCGATCGACGGCACGGAAAACCTTGTCTGGGCCGCCACCTGCAAGCGCCTCGGACTCAACAGCATCGAAGAAGCCGGATTCGGCAAGGGTTACGTGGAAGCCGATACGGAGTGGCGCGACCTTCTCGGCGGTCTCCAGGCTCTCCGCGATGCCGGCATTGCCGTGGTCATCATCGCTCATACCGAAATAACACGCTTCGACAGCCCGACGAGCGACCCTTATTCGCGCTATTCGCCGAAGCTCCACAAGCGGGCCAATGCGCTCATTCAGGAGGCGGCGCAGTTCGTCGGCTTCATCAACTATCGCCACACGCTGAAGGAAAAGGAGGTCGGCTTCAACAAGAAGGTCTCTCACGCCGAAGGCAGCGGCGAACGGCAGATCCATCTCGAGGAGCGTCCGGGCTTTCTGGCCAAGTCGCGCTACGCCACGCCGCCGGCCGTCACCTTCAAGAAAGGCAAGGGCTGGGAGGAGCTTTCCAAGTACATGCCCGCGCCGACGGGGAGGGCCGCCTAATGCTCCACAAAGAAGAATACTTCGCGTGGCTACCCGTTCAAGCCGCCACACCGACGGGCGCTCGATGGGCTTGGTTTGAGCTCGTGACGCGCGAGTGCTGGACAACTGCGAAGGGTCGCGGCCCTTGGCGCTACTACACCGCCAACTAACCACCACCAATCACCACTAGGAGACTACAGAATGGCAAGACTTGGAACCGCATTCGACGCCACGCAGCACGACACCACGCAGTCGGACTATTCCGAACTGCCGAACGGCATCTACCGGCTGGAAATCGAGGCGTCGGACGTTGTGCCGACCAGCACTGGCAGTGGCACGATCCTGAAGACCACGCTCGTCGTCATCGAGCCGGAGGACTACAAGGGCCGCAAGCTCTTCAACAACTACAACCTCGAAAACAAGAACCCCGTCGCGCAGGAAATCGGCCAGAAGCAGTTTGCGTCGCTGTGCCGCGCAATCGGCGAAAGCACCGTCGAGGACTCAGAAGACCTGCACTTCAAGGCGTTCGTTGCCAAGATCGGCCTGGGCAAGGCGTCTGCGGACGGCAAGTACCCGGCCCGCGCCGAGATCAAGTCCTACTTCTTCCCCGACGACGACAAGGAAGTCCCGGCGCCCGCCATCGACGCCAACCAGCCGGCCGCTGCGCCGAAGCCCGCCAACGACAACCGCCCAGCGGCATCAAACGACAACCGTACTGCCGCAGCTGCGGCGACTGGCGCCAAGCGGCCGTGGGGTGCGAAGTGACCCTAGTCGAGTTCAAGGTGTGGCTTAACGGCTTCGAACAAGCAATGGGCGGAGCGACGCCGACAGCTGAACAATGGAAGGTAATCAAAGGGAAGCTCGCGATGGTCGAGTTGGTGAGGGTGACTTACCGCGACACGACCACTCGGAAGTTTGGCGGCGTGGATCCTTCGCAGATGGCCGACGCCAGCTTCCAGCGGGCCTAACCCAACCAACGCGGGGCGTCACCAGCGCCCCGCTTTTCACCACCACCAAGAGGAGACCAAAATGGGCAACAAAATCTTCAAATGGTACGTCGCCGGCGCGGTTGATGACGAGGTTTTTAACAGCAAGCACAACACACGCGAAGAGGCTCTGGCCTCGGCACAAGCGGAATATGGCGAAGATCCGTTCGTTCTGATCGAGGCCGACCCGTCTGTCGTGAAAGCCAACCTCAGCACGGAATGGGTCATCGAGAAGATCTTGGAAGATCTCGAAGAAAACAACGAACAGTGCTGGGGCGAAGATGGGCCCGACAACCCATGGGGCGACACCAAGCCCCTGGAGAAAGCTATCGAGAAAGCCGTCGCTGATTGGCTGATTGCCTGCCCGCCGAAGACTTTCTGCGTCGACGAGTTCCGTACGACCGAGGCGTTCAACGGCGCGATGCTCTAACACCCACACCCCCGCACGGCCACCAACCGTGCGGGCTTTCACCACCACCAAGAGGAGACACCATGCACCTGACAATCAACAGGGCCGCCCTTTCGCGCGCCATCACGGCCGCCGGCAGAGCCGTGGAAAGCCGCAACACCGTTCCCATTCTCAGCAACCTGCTCCTGGCCGCCACAGACGACGGCCTGACTGTCACCGGCACGGATCTCGACGTCGTCGTGACCATTCAGGCAGAAGCCGATGTTCGCGCGCCAGGAGCCGTCTGTGTGGACGCAAAGCTTCTGGGGGATATCTCCAAAAAAGCCGGCGCAGACGACGTGCTGCTGTCGCTGGAAGACGACAAGCTGATCGTGAAGTCCGGCCGCAGCCGGTTCGCGCTGCAGACCCTGCCGGCGATCGACTTTCCGACCATGGGCGCGGCCACCTATGCTGCCACGTTCGACATCGATCTGGCTGCGCTGTTTGCGCCTGTGCAGTTTGCGATCTCTTCGGAAGAGACGCGCTACTACCTGAACGGCATCTTCTTTCATGGCACGGAAGCGGGCGTCATTGCCGTGGCCACAGACGGCCATAGGCTCTCACGGCACGTTTCCGCACCTGTCGGCGCCTTCGCTGGCGTAATCGTGCCGCGCAAGACCGTAGGCCTGCTGCCGAAGGGCGTGGTGACTGTTCAGGTGTCGGACACCAAGATCCGTATTCAGGCCGACGGTTTCGAGCTCATCAGCAAGCTGATCGACGGAACGTTCCCCGATTATCAGCGCGTCATCCCAGCCAACAACGAGCGAATCGTGACCGTTGATCGTGACGCCATGATGAAGGCAGCAGACCGCGTTGCCTCGATCTCTTCCGAGAAAGGCAAGGCCGTCAAGCTGTCCGTCGCGCCTGGCGGCATTGTTCTGTCCGCACGCTCCGAAGTCGGCGCAGCCGAAGACGAAGTCGCGGTGGAATACAGCGGCGAGCCTTTCGATATCGGGTTCAATTCCGCCTACTTGCGCGATCTCTTCACCGTCCTGCCCGCCGGGCCGGTCGTCATGAAGTTGACGGAGAACGGGCCTGGGTTGGTGGAGTCGCCCGCGTTTGAGGGGCTGACTATGGTCGTCATGCCGATGCGGGTGTGACGATGGCTGTGCAGGAAGAGGGCGGGCTGTGGCGGCCCGCTAACGCCACAGAAGCGCAGGACTTTGAGCATCAGTGGTGCCGGCATTGCCTCAATCGTAACGGTGACGGCAATTGGGAAGACGAGTTTGGCAACGAAATTGACGGTGCCTGCATAGTTCAAGATCAGATGTATTGGAGCGCCGAATTTCAGCCGCCGGAACTCATCATCCGCCACGGTCAGCCGTGGTGCACCGCGTTTCGCCAAGATACTGACGTTCCGAGCCGTTGCCTGTTCACGAAGGAGATGGACGCCTAATGGCCCCCATCCCCACACCCGAATCCGCAACCGTCCGCGCCATCTACGAGGCATACGAAGCCACGAACCGCCACTACGACAGCCTGGGCATCTCCGTCGGTATCGCCGGCACGGAATGCGATCGCGCCTTGTGGTTTATCTTCCGCTGGTGCGCAGCGCCCGAAGCCGTCGATGGCCGCAAGGTCTCGATCTTTCGGACGGGTGACATGTGGGAAGAACGCCTCGTAGATGACCTTCGGGCCATCAACGTCGAGGTGTGGGGCCAGCAGGACCGCATTCGGCTTGTCGCGGGACACGTCCGCGGCAAGTGCGACGGCCACGCGCTAGGCGTACCGGAAGCACCGAAGACCGAACACCTCTGCGAGTTTAAGTCGTCGAACTCCAAGGGCTTCGCCGACCTCGTCAAGAAGGGCTGCAAGGACAGCAAGCCCCTGCACTTCGCACAATGCCAGCTGGGAATGCAGGCCTTCGGTCACGACCGGGCTTTGTATTTGGTCGTGAACAAGGACACCGACGAGCGCTACGCAGAGCGCATTCCTTATGATGCAGACTTCACCCTCCGGCTGCTCGCGCGGCTGGAGCGCATCATTTCTTCGGACGAGCCTCCGTCTCGCCTATGCACCAAGCGTGACGACTTCCGCGGCATGTTCTGCCGGCAGGCGGGCGTGTGCTGGCAGGAGGAAATGCCGCGCGTGACCTGCCGCGTGTGCTTGCACAGCACGCCTGAGATGGGCGGCGATGGGCACTGGTCGTGCGCCCGATGGGCAAAGCCCATCTCGACCGACGAGCAGAAGGCCGCGTGCCCGGCCATGCTGTTCATTCCGGCCTTGGTTCCGGGTGAGCAGATCGAGGTCGATGAGGCCGCGGAAACGATCACTTACAGGCTGGCCAATGGCGAGCTTTGGACCGACGGCGCCACCACCGCCTAACCACACCATAAGAGGAGAGAATAATGGCCGATTACAATTTCGACCGCATGCACCTGAATGTCAGGCAGACGCGTCAAGCGATTGACAGCCCGGCGCTGCTGCATGGCGCGTTCATCTGGAGCGAAACGCCGCAGGGTGAGGACTATTGGCGCGCGCAAACCACCGCGCCGACGCATGAGGGGCGATCGACGCTGGCCTACATGGCTGCGCAGTCCATTGAGCTGGAGATCCAGTCTGAGTTCTACAGGGGGTTCGCGGCATGAGCACACCAGCCAACGACAACCGCCCCGCCAGCTACGATCAGCAGCTACAAGAACACGCCGCGCTCGTGCGCCGCTTGGCTCGTAAAATCTCCTACCGTGACGCAGACGACGTCGCGCAGGACATCATGCTGTGCGCCGTGAGAACCCACAAGCACCGCGACGAACGCTATCCTTTCTCGACTTGGCTTCATGTCGTCGCAGGTAACGTGCGCGTTGAACGGTATCGGGCAAGCACCACCAACATGCGTGCCGGCGTGACCGTGGCGGACGACACGGAACATGAGGGTGCCGTTCAGCCAAGCCAGCACATCCAGGCGGAACTTGCAGAAGTGCTGCGGACGCTCTCCGGTACGCGTGATGGCGAGGCTTTGGTACGGCTAGCCATGGGCGACAAGCTAGAGGAGGTCGCCGCGGACTTTGGGGTTAGTCGTGAACGCGTACGCCAGCTAGCGCAGCGCGCTCGCCAGTCGTTGCAGGTGGCAGCATGACCCACTCCACCTCCGTACTGCACCCCAAAGACATTGTCACCCCCGAACAGCTGACCGCCCTGCGCGAGGCCGGGTGGATGGTCGTGCGCGTCGATGCCATCCGGCTGGCGCAGGCTCATGCGCGGGAGGAGGTCAACCATGCTCCAACTTCGTGACTACCAGCGCGAGTCGCTGGATGCCCTCTATAGCTACTGGGCCAACGGCGGCGGCAACGGCCTGATCGTGCTACCGACCGGAGCGGGCAAGGCTCTGGTTATCGCCAAGCTGATCGAGGAGCTGCTTGCCGATTATCCCGACATGCGGATCGCTAACATTACCCATAGCGCAAGCCTGGTCGAGCAGAACTTCAAGGAGTTCATCGGCCTGCAGCCGTTTGCGCCGGCCGGGATCTATTCGGCCAGCCTCGGACGGCGAGACGCAAAGGCGCAGGTGCTCTTTGCGGGCATCCAGTCTGTTGCCAACCGCGTTGACGAACTCGGCCCGATCGACCTTGTTGTCGTTGACGAGGCGCACGCCATCAGCCGGAACGCCGACACGCAATACGGCAAGTTCTTCGAAGGCGTGAGGCGCCTCAACCCGGACAGCCGAGTCTGTGGCACGACGGCGACGGACTACCGCATGGATTCCGGCCGCCTGACGGAAGGTGACGAGGAAGAGGCGATCGTTGCAGAGAACGACAATGGCGAAACGGTCGTGATCAAGCCGAAGCGCACGCGGCTTTTTGACGACGTCGTCTATGAGATCGGCATCGGAGAGCTGATCGAGAAGGGCTATCTGACGCGCCTCACCAGCCAGCGGACGGAAAGCAAGATCAACCTCAAGGGCGTTGGCACGCGCGGAGGGGAATACATTCCGGGGCAGGTGTCCGAGGCCGCCGAGCGCATCATCGAAGACGCCATCGCGGAAGATATGGTGCTGTCGGAAGGTCGCCGGGCCGGGCTGTTCTTCTCGACCAGCAAGGAGAACGCCAACCACATCGCTGAGGCCATCCGCAGGCATGGTCGGACCTGCGCCGTGCTCACCAGCGACAATGCTCACCAGACCAAGGAGATATTCGAGGGCTTCAGGTCCGGCAAATACTGGGCCATCTCCTCGGTTTCCATGATCACTACCGGGACTAATTTTCCGTTCGTCGATTTCATCTCGCTGATTTTGTCGACGAAGTCACCTGGGAAGCTGGTGCAGATCCTGGGTCGCGGGACGCGCAACTGTGCCGGCAAGGACGACTGCCTCATTGCAGACCATGGCCGGAATTTGGCCTACCACGGCCCGATTGATCGGATCCGCCCGCGCGAGCCTGGCAGCGGTGAAGGCGAGCAGCCAAAGAAGCTCTGCCCGACGGAGTCCGTGGACATCAACGGGCAGAAGGGCTGCGGCGAGCTCATCCCGATTTCGCAAATGGTCTGCCATTGCTGCAACTACGTCTTCCCGCCGAGTGAGGAGGAGAAGATCACGGTGGCCGCGGCTGCGGCTCCGGTCCTTTCAACCGAAAAGCCATGGTCTCCCGTCAAGTCACGCACCTTCCGCCATCACCCTGGCAAGGGTGTCGACAAGGACGGAAAGCCGAAGCCGGATTCCGTGAAGTGCTCCTACGCGGTCGGCCTCAACATCGTGAACGAGTGGCATTGCTGCGAGCATACTGGATTTCCGAAAAGCAAAGCCGATAGGTGGTGGCTGGCTCATCATGGCCGCCGGCCTTTTCCGAAGACGGTTCTGGAGTGGCTGGAGAGGCAAGGGGAACTGGTCGAGACCGCGGAAGTGCAGCTCGACTACTCGAGAAACCCAAAATATCCGGACATCAAGGCTCATCGCGTGGGCGCAGTGAACGATAACCGCGAGCCCGCCACGAACGACAACAGCCGGTGGGCGGATGACATGCGAGACGAGATACCCTTCTGATGTTGACAAATTTGTAAAACGGACTTAGGTTGCGCGTACCGACACCATGGAAGAGGAGAATTGCGATGACCTACAAGATTTTTGGTCAGCACGATGAGAAGACCAGAAGACAAATGGAAACCTGCATGGCAACAGGCAGCGCGGCTGCTGGCGTGCTATGCGCAGACGGCCATCTGGGCTACGCGCACCCGATCGGCGGCGTCGTTGGCTACACGGACCACATCTCAATCAGCGGCGTAGGTTTTGACATCGCCTGCGGCAACATGGCCGTACGCCTTGATATGCCCTATGCTGACATCTCATCGCGCATCGGCGTGATCCTTCAGGACATCCAGTCCGTCGTCAGCTTCGGCGTGGGGCGCAAGAACGAAGAGCGCGTCGAACACGCTCTGTTTGATAAGGACGACCTCTGGCTCGCTGCCGATGTCGCTGACCTGAAGTCTATGGCGCAAGGCCAGCTTGGAACCGTCGGATCCGGCAACCATTACGTCGACATCTTCGAAGGCGATGACGGTGCTACATGGATCGGAGTGCACTTCGGGTCGCGCGGGCTCGGCCACAAGATCACGACCAAGTACCTAGGCCTAGCCGGCGCAAAGGACGGCATGGAAGTCCCGCCCGCGCTGCTACCGTCCGACAGCGACATGGGGCGCGGCTATCTCGCTGGTATCGAATTGGGCGGTCTATACGCATACGCCGGCCGCGAATGGGTTATTGAGCGCGTCCGCAAGATCATTGGCGGCGCCGTGACGTTCTCCGTCCACAATCATCACAATTTCGCATGGCGCGAGACGCACGATGGCGTTGACATGTGGGTCGTACGCAAGGGCGCTACCCCATCGTTCCCAGGCCAGTATGGATTCGTTGGCGGCTCAATGGGCGATGATGCTGTCATCCTGCGCGGTGTGGATTCACCGGAGAGCAAGGGCGCGCTCTACTCCACGGTCCACGGCGCTGGCCGAGTCATGTCGCGCACCGAAGCACGCGGGCGTTTCGTCAAGGTTGACGGCAAGAAGATCCGTCAGCCGGGCCGCGTGCGCCACGACGAATGGCAGAATTGGATCCGTGAAAAGGGCGTTACCGTCCTCGGTAGCGATCTCGACGAAGCCCCGCAGGCCTACCGCCGCCTCCCCGAAGTCTTGGCCGCTCATGCCGGCACGATTGCCATCAAGCATGTGCTGCACCCGCGCGGCGTCATTATGGCCGGCGCCAACGAGTTCGACCCGTACAAGGATTGATAACCACCCGCGCCTCACCAGCGCGCCACCACCACAGAGGAGAAACCAATGGGCTACTATGATAGTGAATCCTTCTCGTCGCTTGTCGGCAAGACGCTAACTTCCGTAAGAAGAGACGGCGACGAAGAGATCCATTTTACCACGACGGACGGCGACACGTACCGTCTCTACCATTCGCAGGATTGCTGCGAATCCGTGACGATCGACGACATCGAAGGCGACCTGCAGTCGCTGGTCGGTAGCCCGATCCTCGTGGCTGAAGAAGTGAGCAACACGGACAGCCGCGATCCAGAGCAGGAGTACGACTCCTTCACGTGGACGTACTACAAGCTGGCAACCATCAAGGGTCACGTCGATATCCGCTGGTTCGGCAGCTCAAACGGCTACTATTCCGAAAGCGTAGAATTCGGGAAGGTGGCCGCATGACCAACTTCAACCCCCTCGCCACCGCCGCCATCGGCCACAACCAGCCGCCCGCCACGCCCTTCGACCTCATCAAGCAGGAGATCGAAGACCTCTTCGACGAGGCCCGACACTTCTGCGACGGCGAAGCAATCGCCGACGAGGCAACGGCTGCCGCCATTACCGAACTGCACGACCGGATCCACGCGGCCGGGTCCAAGGCCGACAAGCTGCGTGTCGAAGAAAAGGCACCGCTCGACGAAGCCGTGAAGGCCGTCCAAGCCAAGTACGCGCCGCTGATATCCGACACGAAGTCCGCCAAGGGCAAAGTCGTGCTCGGCAAGGAGGCGTGCCAGACGCTGCTCACGCCATGGCGCACCGCCAAAGCCCTGGCAGCTCAGAAGGAAGCCGCCCGCATCGCAGAGGAGGCCGCTGAGGCGCGTCGCAAGGCGGACGCGGCCATCCAGTCCAGCAGCGGCAACTTGGCCGCCCGTGAGGAAGCTGAGGCTGTTCTAGCCGACGCCAAGCGGCTGGAGCGCGGTGCGAAGAAGGCGGACAAGGCTGCGACCACGGGGACGGGTTTGCGGACTGTATATGACGTCGTGCTGGTGGACGAGGAATCCGCTATGGATTGGCTGTGGGGGCGGGCCAAGCAGGAGGTGCTGGCCGTCGCGCAGCGGAATGCTGAGGAGCTTGTGCGCTCGGGTGCGCGGAACGTGCCGGGGTTTCGGGTGGACGAGCGGAAGGTGGCTCGGTGATGCTGCAAGCGAGAGTTGAGAAATCCACCGACAACCAATTCTACATCACGCCTATCGGGGCCGGGGGATATGGCATTGCGTTCAAGGAGGAATGGCAGGCCGATCGGATCGCAGATGCCATCAATGATGCTTATGCGCGAGGCGCCAACGAACTGCGCAGCTCTTTGCGTGAACTTCTTGGCGCCGCTCAGGAGGAGGAATAATGGGCGCGCCAACGGATGAGGGGCATGGGCAGTGGCCGATGATCACTGACACGTCGCCATGCCCACGTTGCGGAGAGGCTGGCCTTTGGCGCGACCACGCTGATGTGGGCGTGGGGATCATCCACGGCCCATACGGCTGCCCGTGCTGCGGTTGGTCGGAGAGTGAGGAATACGACCTGCAGAAAGGCGGAGGCCTGCAGGAGAACGGCTCGTATCTGGACCCGTACGGCGGGCTGCTGCCGGCGGGAAACCCAATTGCCATGATGCTGGCGCGGGAGGCCAAGGCCACCACTGCCGCGCCATAGCGCGCAGTCGGGCCATTCCCGATCGGGAACATTCGCCGCTATACCGCGATAAACTTCTTATAATTGTCCCGTTCGGGATGAACCCCACATCGCTAACCACCACCCCACAGGCAATTAACCGCCCAAATCGCCCTTAATTGCTGCCAGCACAAAAGCCGCGCGCCACCAACGCGCGGTTCACCACACCACAATGAGGAGACAACATGACAAACCCGCTACCGGCCGGGAGATATGGCGCGATTCTATGCGACCCCCCATGGTCCTTCCGCACCTACGGCAAACAAGACGTCGCGCCCGCTCGAGGCGCGCAACCCTATTCCGTTATGTCGCTTGCCGACATCAAGGCGCTGCCCGTCCAAGACGTCGCGGCGCCGAACTGCTTGCTGTTCATGTGGACGGTCAGCCACCTGCAGGCCGCAGCCACCGACGTCGCTCGAGCTTGGGGTTTCGAGCCCGTGTCGATCGCCTTCGTATGGGACAAGGGCCGCATGGGCATGGGGTACTGGACGCGCCAGGAGGTTGAGATCTGCCACCTGTTCAAGCGCGGCCGCCCGTCGCGCAAGAGCAAGGGCGTTCGTCAGGTCATCCGTGCGACCCGGCGCGAGCACAGCCGCAAGCCAGACGAGCAGTACGCCCGCATCGAGGCGCTGGTCGAAGGGCCTTATCTCGAGATGTTCGCGCGGCAGCCGTGGGACGGTTGGGCGGCGTGGGGCAACGAGACGAGGAAGTATGGGGCTGCCGTGGCGGCGAACGACAACGCGAAGATGGAGGTGGCGGCGTGATTGAGCTTCATAATGGCGACTGCCTCGAGATCCTGCCAACGCTCGCGGCGGGCTCGGTGGACATGGTGCTGTGTGACCTCCCGTACGGGACGACGCAGAACAAATGGGACGCTGTAATCCCTTTTGAACCGCTATGGCGTGAATACCGCCGCGTTTTACGCAAGGGAGGTATAGTTGCGCTTACTGCCAGCCAGCCTTTCACTTCGGCGCTCGTAATGAGCAACCCGAAAATGTTCAAACACGAATGGATATGGCTAAAAAACCGGGGCAGTAACTTCGCCAACACGGTTAGAGAGCCCATGAAGGAGCACGAGTCCGTACTGATATTCTCAGATGGCAAGTGGAACTACAACAAGCAGATGCAGGAACGCACTGGCGGCGGGTTGAGTCGTGCTGGCTATTCCATTGAGCAATTCACCGACTCTGCCAATTACGGATCAATGAAGCCAGAGCGCAAGTTAGGGCTCCCCGAACTCCGAGTTCCATCCTCTTGGCAGAAATTCAACACCGAAGTCGGCCACCACCCCACCCAAAAGCCCGTCGCCCTCATGGAATACCTGATCCGCACCTATACGAACGAGGGCGAAACGGTGCTCGACAACACCATGGGCAGCGGAACAACCGGCGTCGCCTGCCGTAACACGGCCAGAAGATTTATCGGCATCGAGCGCGATCCCGTCTATTTCGCAGTCGCCGAGCGGCGCATCCACAACTCCGCCGCTACGCCAGTTGCAGCCACCACGCCTACCCCAGCCAACGACAACGACCTGTTCGGGGTGGCAGCATGACCAAGATAAATCTTAACAAGCCCATCCTCCCCGTCTTCCCGACCCAGGACGAGCACGGCAACCCGACGACCTGCCGCATCTGCTCCATGCGTGCGATGGGCGCCGGCATTGGTGACATGTCGCGTGGCGACAAGGACCCGGCATACCTCTGCGTCGAGTGCGCCGTGCTCGTCGAGGCTGTTCGTAGCATGCGACGGTTCGATCTCTACGAGCTGAAGGCATTGGATGGCTGCGTCGCCGCAGTGGGGGATTTCCTAACCGACCGCGGCATCACTGACCTAGCGCTGCTCGATGAATTGGACGCCCGCATGCTCTGCAAGCGGGTGGTCATGGCGTTTGGCGATACGCTTCGGCGGATATTGAGAGAGGAGAGCCCGTTTTGATGGATCTCAAGATCAGGAACACCCCGCCGGACGCATGGGAGGCTGCGGCCGCATTGGCTGCCCGTTTCGTCAAGGAATATCCGGAGCGCGTGGGGGTTGGAGCAGGCGTTGCCTACACCAAGCGCGGCAGCCCGACATTCTATGTCTATCGGACGAAGACGAGCATCGTGGTGCTTGGGGAGGAGAAGGGATGATGGAGCTAGGAAAACCGGATGCGCAAGACGCTCCAATCAAGAGAGAACGCAAACCCATCCCGCAAGGCGTAAGGTTTGACGTCTTTCGACGTGACAACTTTGCTTGCGTCTACTGCGGACGGGGCTCTCCAGATGTCACGCTGCATTGCGACCACAGGGTTGCTCACTCAAAAGGCGGGAGCGATGATCCGTCAAATCTGGTCACGGCGTGTAGTGACTGCAACTATGGAAAGAGTGCGAAGACTGTGAAAACAACAAACTCCCGCCCGAAAGTTGCAAATGATAACGCGCTGGTCGGGCTGTTCGGCCATACCCGCGATGCTGATGGCAAGATAGATCACCAGTTCGAGATTACCGGAATGGTTGGTAGTGATTTTTGCACCATTCAGCTTTTCTCGTGGATGGATGGGCGCCCTACCAAGGTTGAAATGGTTAGGATTTGCGATTTCAGCCTTGCCTCATATACGCTTTACCCTTCTCAAGATGAGTGGCACTGGACGTGGGCTTTAGAGGCTGCACGAGAAGACGGACGAGGGGCATCCTGGGCGCGCAAGACGTTCAGGCTTACGACCGGAAGAGAATATGGGGAAGCAGCATGACCACACCTAAAGACCTGGCGCCATACACGTGCTTGGCCAGTGATCTGGCTCCGCACAGGAGACCCAGTCACGGCCTTCGCTGCTCGAACATGACGGGAGAAGTCGCGCTTGGTCGCGTACGCTGCGCCAACGGGCTGTTTCAGTATAAGGCTTACTGCATGGACTGCGGCCGCGTCGGCACAAACTTCCTGCATAGCGACGTCGAGGGCCTGGACGTTGATCGGATCCCGGTAATTCGAGATCGTGACAAGGTGCCATGTGAGCGTTGCGGATCGGAAGAAGGTTCTGAGGCCCACCACTGGGCGCCGTCCCACCTCTTCGAAGACTCGCTGGAATGGCCGACCAGCCATTTATGCCGGAAGTGCCACATGCTTTGGCATTCCGTCGTCACGCCGAAAATGCACGCAAGGAGGGCAGCATGAGGCCAACATCAACAAGCCCATATGCATCCGTGGGGCAGCGGCTCGTCAACATGGGTTACTCCGCTGTGCCGGTTCTTCCGGGGAGCAAGCGGCCGGGCCAGTACGCACGAGGGCAATGGTACGGGGAGAACGACTGGCAGCGCTTCGGCGACCGGTTGCCGACGCACTTTGAAGTTCCCATCTGGTCGACTTGGCCGGACGCGGGCGTCTGCATCGTGCTGGACGACATCGTCAAGGTCGTCGACATCGACTCGGACGACGAAGACCTGATTGCCGCCGTTCTGTCCGTCATGCCTCATAGCCCTGTGCGCAAGCGCGGGGCTAAAGGCTTTTCGGTGTTCTACCGCGGATCGCCGGAGATCGTCTCAAAGCCATTCAACATCAAGCTGGCCGGCGCTTCAAAGCCCATGCGCGCTGTGGATCTACTGGCCAAGGGGCGGCAGACGGTGCTGCCCCCTACGATCCACCCGGAAACAGACGCGCCGTACGTCTGGATTGACGACGACTCGCTTGCGGATCTTGAGCCGCAAGACTTGCCGGTGCTGCCCGATGACATCGACGTGAGGATTGCGGCGGCTCTTGAGCCATTCGGCTTTACCGAGGAGGAGGTCAAGCGCGACTTCATAGGGGTGGAGACGGGCGACAGCGTATGGCGCGAGATCAAGGATACGGCGCTGGCCAACCTGCACTTGTGGGTTCCGGATCTCGGCATCCCCCTTGGCCGGCATACGGGCCGCGGCGCCTATCGCGGTGCGGCGACGTGGCGGGGCGGCGACGGGTTCAACGTGTCGTTCCATCAGGACGGCATTCGGGACATGGCGCAGGATCTCGGCCTGACGCCTATCGACGTGGTGATGAAAGCCCGCGGCATGACGGACATGGACGCGCTGGCTTGGCTGAAGAGCAAGCTTGGCTATGTCGACCCATGGCTGCCGTCGCTCGACTTCAGCCTGATCATTAAGAACGGCTACGCGAAGAAAGGGCCGGTCATTGATGAGGCAGATCTGCAGGAGGAGCCGGAAGTCGTGGATGCGGAGACGGGCGAGATCCTGCCAGCAACCACGGCAACGACAGCGGCAACAGCAGCAACAATAGCACCAACCGCGATTGCAACGACGGCCGGAGGCCTGCCCCCGCACCTCTGCGAGGTGCCCGGCCTCGTCGGCCAGATCGTCGAATGGCTGAACCTAACGGCCCGCAACCCGTCGCCAACGCTCAACCTCGGCGCGGCGCTGGCCTATGTCGGGGCGCTGGCCGGTAGGCGCTACGAGGGGCCGACAGGGTTGCGCAGCAACGTCTACGTCGTTGGCCTGGCCGCATCAGGCTTCGGTAAGGAGCATCCGCGTGCGGGCGTCAAGGCACTGGCCAGCGCAAGCGGCACTCTGGCCAAGTTCTTCGGCGGCAACAAGATCTCGTCGTCGTCCGCGCTCCGCAACCGCGTCAAGCAGAACCCATCGCTCGTCTATATGATCGACGAGTTCGGCGGGTTCATGCGCAAGGTGACGTCGCCGAAGTCGGGCAACCACGAGAAGGAAATCGCGGAAGACTTGCTGGAAATGACCGGCACGGCCGGGTCCATCTTCATGGGTGCCGACTACGCGCAGAACCTTGCCGAGCCGATCCACAACCCGAATGTCTGCATCTATGGCACGTCGACGCCGGACGCCTTCTGGAAGGCTCTGGCCAGCGGTAGCGTGGCCGACGGCTTCTTGCCCCGCTTCATCATGCTGGACGCAGGCGTGACCAGACCGGAGCCTCGAGACCCGCAGGCATCTGTCAACAACCCGCCGTCTGCGTTGATAGAGGACATCCAGTCCTTCGCGGTGCACAAGTTCGGCAGCAAGCTGAACGGTGTTCTCGCGTCCGGCAGTATGTCCATGAAGCCGATACCTGCCGAGTGGGGCGAAGGCGCAAAGAGGGTTTTCGATCTGCTCGTCGATCGCATGTTCAAGACGATGGACTCGAGTTCGAAAGACCTGGAGCCGATCTATGCGCGTGTCGCGGAGAACAGCGTGCGGCTTGCGCTTATCATTGCGGCGGGTGTGGACTACCAGCGGCCCGTCATATCCGAGGGCATCATGCAGTGGGCTGCGGACGTCGCGCAGAGGTCATCGCTTATGATGATCGAGCAGGCCGAAGAGCGCATGGCGGACAATGACAGGCAGGCCGAATACAAGCGTGTGAGGTCGATCATCGATAGGGCTGGACCAAAGGGAACCGTCGCCAACGACGTGGCCCGTGCGCTGAACGGGATCATGGACAGGCGCCGCATGCACGACATCATAGACCAGCTGACGGAGGCTGGCCAGATCGTGGAAGGCATCGTGCGGGCGCAGAACGGGCGCAGCCTAAAGCGGCTGTGGAGCGACAAGAATGCCCCTAGTATGTTAGATGCGGCTTAAAGAATTGGGGGCGGAAAAGGGAGGACGCTTCCTCCCCCAACTCCCCCAAAACACCGAATTGGGGGAGGAAAGGGCGGAAGCGTTTCCGCCCCCAATGAATGCATTTTTATATAACAATATCATATATATAAGGTAGTTGGGGGAGGAAAGGGAGGTGAAGTAGTTTTCTAGTGAAAATCATGTAATACTATAACGTTTTGAGGGTATATACGTGTGAGTCCTCCTCCTCCCCCAATTCAATTTTTACCACACCACACCACCACAGGAGAACCACCATGGCCCGCACCACCCAGACAACGAAGCTGAACGGCAAGCGCGTAAGGATCGTGACCAGCGCGGCAGGCAAGGTGACCGTGACCGTAGCGCCGCCGAAGGAGTGGGAGCTGCAGGCAGCCCAGATCCGCGCGCTGCGCGCCATGCCGGAATACGGAAAGCAGTTCCTGTTGGCTGGCGACCAGAACTCAGCCAAGCGCGGCCCGCGTGCGCAGGTCGAGGCCATGTCGGCAGGCATGACGCCGGGTGAGGCCGATGTGCGGATCTATCTTGCGCACGGGCGGCTGGCAATGGTCGAGAACAAGGTTGGCGTAGGCCGCCTGTCTCCGGCGCAGGTTACGCGCCATGCCGACCTCAAGCGGCTTGGCCACACGATCGAGGTGGTGCGGGCGGTCACGGCAGAGGAAGCGGCCGCCAAGATGGTTGCTCTGGTGCGGGGTTGGCTTGCGGCTAACGATGGTTGACGCTGGGAAGGCCTGTGGCGCGTTTTGTGGGTATGGGTGGTGCCATCGGGCGCTTGGGTGTGGCATGCGCGTCAGTGGGGCTGTGTGGGTGTTTGTGCTGTTGCTGCTTTACCCATTGACAAATTTGTAAAACGGCCCTATATACGATAGACCAACACCACGACGAGGAGATGATAGCATGGCGGACAGAGCGATTGATGATGGTGGGTACGCTTACCCGTTCAAGTTGGAGCACGAATTCGATAAGGAGTCTGGGGTGCCTACGCGCACAGAAGTATTCCCGGGCATGAGCCTGCGTGACCATTTCGCTGGCTTGGCTTTACCGGTGGCAAGCAGGCAGTACAGCGTAGATTCGGCTAAGTACCACCATCATGTGGCTAGCGAATGCTACGCGCAAGCAGACGCCATGATCGCAGCCCGCAAGGTCACAGCATGACCCAGCCTGACGATCAGATACTTGACGCCTCTGGGCGAGTGGCCTTCACGGGCGATCAGCCTCACCCATATCGCACCAACACTCGGTTTCGTCGAGTTGATGGTGTTTGGGAGCCGATTGTCGACGCTGCTGAAGCACGCACATCTAAGCGAGTCTCAACGCCGGATGAGCGCGCCGCAGGTAGGGTGATTTCGGCAACAAAGGCAAAAGCGGAGAAACGAGCCTTGAGCAAGATCGTTAAGGTCATAGCCAAACGCCAGGACATCGGGGATCCGTCCATTGTGCAAAGCCGTAGCGAAGACTTTCCCCTGGTCGAGGCCTTGCGTCGCGACGGACAGGAGGAATTAATCAAGGTGGTGCGGCGCTATCGCAAGCTTGTGGCTCTTTGCGAGGCGGAGCCTTTGAAGGGGCTGGATTACAGCAAGTCCGATGGTGGAGAAATCGTCAGGGAGAGCAACAGGCTCACGCCAGAAGCCGACATAGACGAGGCGTCAGCTACAAATTGGCAGAATGTTCCTGACGGGGAATTGAAGGTTTCGACGAAAATCAAGAAGAGCAAGGGCGCGTATCCGATACCGTCTCGGCGTACGGTCGTAGCTGCCAATGATAACCTGGCGCAATCTCACGTCGTCCGAACGGAGAGCCTACACGTCAAACTCACAGACGAAGTGCTTAACCAGCATATAGACGCAAAGCCGGTATTGGCAGAACTGCGTGCTTCCCTTGGGCCACTGGTTGAGCCTTTCGAGGATGCCGCACTTGGCGGGCGCTCCTACACGGATATCGGCAGGGTTCGTGGCGAGGCGGCAAAGCCAGCCGTAGCTGGCAAGACATTAGTGGGCATGGCCATCGGCACTATAGCCATAAAATGGCAGGAGATCGATAAGAAGGCAAAGATTGCCGAGTCCATCGCATTGGCCCGCTTTCGCAATCGAGCTGCGTAGGGTCCGCCACGCGCACTCAAGTCCCTAACGGTTGAGAGGACTATCCTCAAACCGTTGCGGTCACGACCGCCCCGCCGCCATGCTGCACTTCGTTGCAGCCGCTGAGTGTGCGGGTAACGATTGGCAAGGGTGCTGGATTTCTAGTTACCCAGGCTTGCCAACACTATAACGAAGATGCCGCGGCACCAGTGATGGTGATCGTCTGCAGGGATAGCCGAGCGCAAATCGGAACCCGATGGCATTTGAACGCGTGTTGCGTCACGCTTCCATCTTCGTTTGCTTATTCGTGGTGCTGTCGGCCTTCAGGGGTTCGAAAACCAATACCATGGCGCCGGCACGCTACGAGCCAATTGCATGAGGAAGTGGGCCGCAAGGCCAAGATATAGCAGTGGACGCCCCAGTGAAAGCGACCTGCCATCGGCGGCCCTTGCGGCCTTAAGGAAGCGTGATGCACCGGATACGATGACTGGACACAGTGCCTGAATTAACAGGCTACTGCACCTCATGCATACCCTTTGGCCATTTACCGTTAGATGCATGCGGCTTGGACGCTGCATTCGGTTGGCCATACTTACAACGAAGATGACAAAGGCGGCGACCCCTGCCGGGCTGATGTCGAACCAGACCCGGCCATCTTCGTTTGACCACACACAGGACCGTGAATGGCTTTGCCACGACGGATACCCAAAGAGCCAGGCTGTACGCCGGCCGCCTGTCGATACACGATGACGTTGGGTGATTGGTGAGCCTTTATAGGTCGGTTCGATTCCGGCACGTTGTCGTTACCCCATCGCTGCCCGCTCCGTCTCCTCGGCGCCGCAGCGATCCTGCTGGAGGTTGAGTGCGCCAGATGCTTGTCATCTATAAGCCGCGCTCCCTCCAGCTTTCGTTTATTCTTGGAGCCCACCATGCTGACACTCACGCACCGTGCAGCCTCAATGGCGCGCCTACTCGTCACCGCATGCGCCTTCCTCATGGTGCTGTCTGTCGTTGCATCGTGCTCGACCGATCGGCAGTGGGCTGACGTGGCTACGATGGTGCGGCATACGTATTTGGTTCGATAAGTTTCATATTCTCGCTGGATTCTCGACCTCTTCAGCGGGGATTGTTGGGGTGGGCTTCGGCTCACCCCAACCGACATGAGGTCGATCCCAACATGGAGGTCGAGAACCATGGGAACTTTCATTGATTTAACTGGGCAGCGCTTTGGTAGGCTCTTTCTTACGGGAAGAGGTGCAAACCGCGGACGTCGCGTGACGTGGAATTTCGTATGCGACTGTGGCGTTACAGGAAACACGGTTGCGTCATACGTGACCACTGGTCGTCAGGTCAGTTGCGGGTGTTACCACAAGGAGGTGGTGGCATCGCTGGGCCGGGCTACGGCTACACATGGAGCGACGCGAGGCGGAGTTCAGACGCCAACGTATTCCTCGTGGAGCGCTATGCGAGAGCGGGTTCTTTGCGACACCCACCATGCCTACGCCAGGTATGGCGGTAAGGGCGTAGAGATTTGCGACAGGTGGCTAGAAGGCGAAGACGGATTGACTGGATACGAGTGCTTCCTCGTTGACATGGGCGAGCGCCCGCAAGGCCACTCTATCGACCGGATTGATACTCATGGGCACTATGAGCCGGGCAACTGCAGATGGGCAACGCCAGATATACAGGCGAGAAATGCCACCGACACGAAGATGAGCGGTATTGACGTTGGCATCCTGCTGTCGATGGTGGCCAACGACAATGCATCTTTATCTACGCTATCTGCAAGGTTTGGCATATCTAAGCAGCATGCTTGGAAGATAAAGACAGGTAAGAGATGGGCCGCATCGACTCTCGATCTGTAGAAGCTAAAGCCTATCGAAAGCTCTACAAGACGGCACAATGGCGCTCCATCCGGGAGCGCCAGCTTGCGGAGCATCCGCTTTGCCAGTGGTGTGTCGAGCGTGAGGAAGTCACTGAGGCGACCGAAGTTCATCACTCAGATGGTGGGCACAAGGGCGATGTCACGAGGTTCTTTTCTGGCCCCTTCCTCTCGACCTGCAAGCCTTGCCACTCCTCGAGAGGCCAGCGAGAGGACGCAGGGCAGACGGTCGTGGCCTACGGGGCGGATGGGTGGCCCCTCTAGGGGTGCCGGGTGCCTTCGAAGTGTCAGGACCTAACGGGCGGGGAACCGGCGTTGGGCAAACGCGCACAACGCCACATTTCAAAATATGAGGGTATGACGCCATGGCACGGCAGAGAACGCCAGCCGCCAAGGCAGCTGTCACTGGCGCTGACAAGAAGAACAAGGGCCGTTTTGAGGAGAGAAACGAGCCTGTCGTTGACGGAGAACTCGGCGAGCCGTTCGCATGGCTGTCCGAAAACGCAAAAGAGGCTTGGCGCGAACTGGCTGAAGAAATTCCGTGGCTCAACAAGAGCCACCGCGGCGTCCTTTCGATAGCGGCAAAAGTCCGCGGACGAATGATGGGCGATATGGTCAACGGCGAGACGGATGTCGGCGTCCAGGCCATGAATCTTTACAGGCAATGCTTGGGATCAATGGGAGCTACACCAGCAGACGCTTCGAAGGCGGGAGCTAAGCCAGATGGCGAAAAGACCGACCCTGCCGACGCTTACTTCTGATGATCAGACGACCGCATACGCTCTATCGGTTGTTTCTGGCGAGACGGTTGCTGGGCCGCACGTTCGCAACGCATGCCAGCGCCACCTTGACGACCTGGAAAACGGGCCGAAGCGAGGCCTGATCTGGGACCCGGCGGGCGCGGCGCGCTTCATTGGCTACTGCCGCGACGTGCTGCGCCTCAATGGCGGCCAGTTCGAAGGCAAGAAGTTCATCCTGCAGCCCAGCCAGGCGTTCATCGCCGGCTCGATTTTCGGGTGGAAGCGTACCAACGAGGACGGCAAGATCGTTCGGCGTTTTCGTCGCGCCTATGTCGAGCAAGCAAAAGGCCAGGGCAAGTCGCCATTCGCTGGCGCTGTCGGCCTGTATTGCATGACGGCGGACGGCGAAGCGGCAGCCGAAATCTACGCAGCAGGCAAAGACAAGGCGCAGGCTTTCGTTCTGTTTCGCGACTCTGTCGCTATGTATGAGCAGTCGCCAAAACTTTCGCGGGAGCTGACGCCATCCGGCGGCAACCCCGTCTGGAACTTGGCGCACATCAAGTCGCGATCGTTCTTCCGGCCTATCTCTCGCGAGCAGGCGCACAGCGGCCCGCGGCCTTATGTGGCTTTGGTCGACGAGTTGCACGAGCACCCGAACGGTCACACGATCGAAATGCTTGAGCGCGGCTTCAAGTTTCGCGACCAGCCGTTGTTGTTGATGATCACAAACTCGGGGAGCGACCGCAACAGCGTATGCTGGGCGGAGCACCAGTGGGCGGTCAAGGTTGCGGCCGGCACGGAAACGCCCGACGACGACTTCCACTATGTGGGCGACTGCATTGGCACCAACAACTCCAGCGACGAGACGTTCAGCTATGTCTGCGCGCTCGACAAGGACGACGACCCGTTTACGGACCCGTCCTGCTGGGTGAAGGCCAACCCGCTTCTGGGCGTGACGCTCAAGTACGAATACATCGAGGGCGTTGTAGCGCAGGCGAGGGACATCCCGTCAAAGCGCAATAACATCCTGCGGCTGCACTTTTGTGTCTGGACCGAGTCCGACACGGCCTGGATCCCGCGGCCGCTTCTCGAAAAGGTGATGTTCGATTTCGATCCATACGTCGAGCACAAAGGCAAGAAGATCAACGCGGCCGGCCTCGACTTGTCTGGAGCGAAGGATCTGACAGCTGGGGCCTTCATCATCGAGACGGGCACGAAGCGCGTTATCCGCGCGGACGGCACGGAGGCAGATCTACCGACTTACGATTTGTGGATCGAGGCATTTACGCCGCGGGACACAATGGACGAGCGGTCGAAGGTCGACCATGTGCCTTACCGCCTGTGGAACGAAACTTTCCACAAAGACGCGGCCGGCAACGATACGGCGCAGCCTTACATAAACGCTCCGGAGGGCGCCCGTGTACGATACGACCATGTGGCTGCTCTCTTTTCTCGCATCAATACGGAGCACGGCATTGGCGTCCTGGCTTTTGACCGTTACGCCTTCGACAAGTTCGAGCAAGAGCTCGACGAGTACGGCGTCGATATCAAGACGGTAGCCCACCCGCAAGGTGGTAAGCGCCGCGCCAAGCCAGATGAGGAGAAGGTTGAAGCGGCGAAGGCTGCCGGCCTGGAAGCTCCATTGGGTCTTTGGATGCCAGGGTCCGTTGCCGCTCTGGAAACGCTTATTCTTGAAGAGCGCATCAGGCTTCGCCGGTCTCCGGTCCTGCTTGGCGCGCTCATGGGCGTCGCAATCGAGACGGACCCGCTGATGGGCAATCAGTGGTTCAGCAAGAAGAAATCAACGGTGAGGATCGACCCTGCTGTGGCGGCTGCAATGGCGGTCGGGGCTGCGGTTGATGGCGAAGCTGCGCCACAAGCCGACATCGGCGACTTCATCAACAACATGGTTATGGTGATCTAATGGGCCTCTTCGAGAGATGGCGCGGAGTGCCCATAAAACTCACCGACGGCGAGTTCTGGCGCGGTTTCTTCGGGCTGGGCACTACGTCCGGTGAGACGGTGACGATCGAAAGCGCCCTGCAGCTTGATGCTGTATGGGCGTGCGTCAACCTTATCCGGAACGCATTCATCATGCTGCCGTGCCTTGTCTACAAGGCCGACGGCGTGACCGTCGATACGAGCTCTGAGCTTTACGGCCTGCTGCATGACATGCCTAATATGGACGACACCGCGTCGGACTTCTGGGCAATGGTGGCCCTGTGCCTCTGCCTTGATGGCAATTTTTTCGCCGAGAAGAAGATGATTGGTACGCGGCTGGTGGCACTCAACCCGCTGCCTCCGCTGAAGGTTGACGTCTGTCGCGATAAGCGCAACACGCGCTACTACGAGGTGACGGAAGACGGCAAGAAGCGGCGCATTCCAGAAGACAAGATGTTCCACGTACGCGGCGCGGTTCTGCCCGGCTGCGACCGCGGCATGTCGCCGATTGGCGTTGTTCGCAATGCAGTCGGTAACGCGCTTGCGGGAGAACGTGTCGCCGGAGGCATGTTTGCCAATGGCTTCCAGCCGTCTGGTATTTTGACCTCTGACCAGATCTTGAAAGAGCCGCAGCGCGCCCAGCTGAGCGACATGCTCAAGCAATTCTCCGGTTCTACCAAGCCAGGCAAAGTTGCCGTCCTTGAAGCCGGCTTGAAATACGAACAGCTGACGATCGCGCCTAAAGACGCGCAAATGCTCGAGACGCGCCAGTACAGCGTCGAGCAGATTTGCCGCATCTTTGGCGTTCCGCCGGTCATGATTGGCCATGCGGCCAATGGCACGACGACGTGGGGCAGCGGGATCGAGCAGTTGATTCTGCAGTTCACCAAGACCTGCCTTGGCCCAATGGTCAAAAGCATTGAATCCGCCGTCTATCGCGACCTGCTGAGCAGCGAAACGCGCAAGCAAATGGTGGTCAAGTTCTCGATGGAAGGCCTGTTGAGGGGGGATAGCGAGGCTCGGGCGGATTTCGTCTCCAAGATGATCCAGTCTGGCGTTTACACCGTCAACGAGGGCCGCGCCTACGAGAACAAGGCGCCAATCGAAGGCGGCGATCGTTCGATCGTCAACGGTACGATGACCCCGCTTGATATGCTTGGCAAGGACCCACAGGCAACGCCTGAACCGCCCGCAGCACGCGCTGCATAAGGACAAATCATGAAATTTGAACACCTGATTTCGGCCTTTGTGGCCGAACCCTGGGCGATTCAGCGCGAAAAACTGGGCATTTTGGCTGATGTTTTGGTTGCGCGCGCCGAGGGCGAGAAGCTGTTTTCGACCGAGTTCGCGGCGGCTGTCGATGACGCAAGATCCAAGGAAATCGCCGAATCCGACGGAAAAGTCGCGATTATCCCGGTTTACGGGGTGCTTGCGCAGAAAATGGACATGTTTTCCGCCATGAGTGGCGGATCGTCCTACGCGGGCATCAAAAAGGCGCTGCACTCCGCCCTGTCAAACGAGGACGTGAAGGCCATTGTGCTGGACGTCGACAGCCCTGGCGGCACAGTACCCGGCACGGACGAGCTTGCGACGGAAATTCGCAAGCTACGCGGCGGTGAAAAGCCAATCATTGCGCAGGTTAACAGCCTTGCGGCAAGCGCTGCCTACTGGGTGGCGTCCGCAGCCGATGAAATCGTGGTGACGCCTTCGGGCCGCGCCGGTTCGATCGGCGTTTACACAGCGCACGACGATGTCTCGGCCGCTCTCGAGCAGCGCGGCATCAAGCGCACCTACATCTCCGCCGGAAAGCACAAGGTCGAAGGCAACGAGACTGAGCCGCTGAGCAAGGAAACGCTCGCGCATGTGCAAGATGGCGTGAACCGTTCCTACAATAAGTTCGTTGCGGCTGTCGCCGAAGGGCGCGGCACGACGGTCGGCAAGGTTGAAGACGGCTACGGACAGGGCAGGGTGTTTTACGCCGAAAGCCTGATTGACCGCGGCATGGTCGATCGCATTGCCACTCTGGAAGAAACACTCGAGCGCTTTGGCGCCGATACGCAGCCGGCTTATGTGCGGCGCGTTAAGGCAAGCAACCAGGCGCGCGCGGAATCGGCCGCACTTCTTGCTACCAAGATGGCGGCGGGCGAGCCGATTACGAAACGTGAGTTCGAAAACGGCCTCAAGGGACTTGCTGGCTTTTCGAACTCAGAGGCAGAGCGGGCCGCTCGGCTCTACCTCAAGACAGATCAGGGGGCTCCTGATGACGAGACGGATGCTGCTGCTTTGGCAGCCCTAGACCGGCTTTTGGCCGAAGCAAAATCACCACTCATCAAACGATAGGAGCCTTTCATGGCCGAACTAGCAGAAAAGATTGGCGAGCTCAGTGCTTCGCTCACCTCCATCAAGGAGCAGGTCGGCAATCTTGCGACCGACTTCACGTCGAAGCTCTCCGCCACGGGCGAAGTTTCCGCCGAGCTGAAGGAAAAGACCGACAAGGCCCTTTCTGAACTCGGCGCCGTCACCACTCGCCTCGGCGACCTGGAAAAGCGCGCCGCCCGCGAACGCGAAAACGGCGAAGACGAACAGAAGTCGCTCGGCGACATGGTCGTTGAGGAAGCTGTGTCCCGCGAGTTCAAGAGCTCGACTCGTGGCTCGCTCCGAATCTCCGCTGATCGCGCAACAATCACTTCCGGAAATACGACAGTAGGCGCAGGACGCTCGGCCGGCACTTCGCTCGTTTCGGCACAGCGCGTTGCTGGCGTCATTGCGCAGCCTGATCGCCGCATGACTATCCGCGACCTTCTGATGCCAGGCCAGACAAATTCGAATTCGATCGAGTACGTCAAGGAAACGGGCTTTACGAACAACGCAGCCATGGTTGCCGAAACGACTGTCAAGCCGTACTCCGACCTGACCTTCGACATGACCAGCACGCCGGTTCGCACGCTGGCTCATCTGTTCAAGGCTTCGCGTCAGATCATGGATGACGCGCCGGCACTCCGCAGCTACATTGATGGTCGCGCTCGCTACGGCCTGCAGTTCAAGGAAGAAGCCCAGCTTCTCAAGGGCGACGGCACTGGCCAGAACATTTTGGGCGTCCAGCCCCAGGCCACTGCGTTTTCACCGGCGTTCGCCCCGCAGGACGCAACCGCAATCGATCGCCTTCGTCTCGCCATTCTGCAGGTTGTTCTGGCCGAGTATCCCGCGACCGGCTTCGTCCTCAACCCTGTTGACTGGGCCGGCATCGAGCTGACCAAAGACAACGAGGGCCGCTACATCATCGCGAACCCGCAGGGCAGCATTACGCCGACCATTTGGGGTCTTCCTGTTGTCTCTACGCAGGCTCAGACTGTCGGCACGTTCCTGACTGGCGCCTTCAATATGGCCGCCCAGATCTTCGACCGCATGGACATCGAGGTTCTTCTGTCGACCGAGAACGTCGACGACTTTGAGAAGAACATGGTCTCGATCCGTGCAGAAGAACGCCTCGGCCTCGCGGTCTATCGCCCAGAAGCCTTCGTCACTGGCGCAATCGCGGCCTAAGCCTGAAGGGGCGCCTTCGGGCGCCCCGATTCCAACCAATAGGAGGGCTTCATGGCCTACGACAAGACGAAAGACCCGTCTGCGGGTAATCCATACATTTCCGGCCGCCGGAAGGGCGCTCGCCATCCGAAGGGCCTAACGGTCACGCCAAGCGACACGGTGGACCTTGCTAGCTACGCGGCTGGCCTTGTGGTCATCACTGCCGGCAACATCAAATACATTCCTTCGCAGAATGCGGACGCCGACACGATCACGGTGACTGCTGCCCCGGTTGGGTTTATCATCCCCCACCAGGTCCGGCGCGTGTTCGCGACGGGCACGACCGGCGCTGTCGCTACGCTGGAGGGTTGATATGTCTTCGAAGAAAGAAGAGCCCTCGGCCAAGGTCGAGCCTTCCGTGTTGAAGTCGGCGGATGTCGTTTACACGGAAAAGACCCTGCCCCCTGCGCCCGAGCCCAAGACGAAAGACGATGCCAACGCCGTCACGGTGAAGGCTGTTCGCAGCTTTGAGGGCATCGAAGGTGACAAGGGTCCGGCGTCAGCGCCGTTCTCGGTCAGCCGCCAGCGCTACGCGGATCTGAAGGCCAACGGCCTTGTCGAACTGGTTGAAGAGTAGCCCAAAGGGCGGGACGGTTGTCTATGGCGCTGGTTGATATAGAGCTCGCGCGCAAGCACCTGCGCATCTTTCATGATGATGAGGACGCCGAGATCGGCGTCTATCTAGCCGCGGCTGAATCGATCGTTCTGGAGTATCTGGATAGACCTGTTTTGCCAGTTGGTGGAACGCTTCCTGATCCGGACACGGTTGGCTACACGATGATCGTAACGCCGCCAATCGTTGCTGCCGTTCTCCTTGTTTTGTCTGATCTGTACGAGCGCCGTGAGGCGCCAGAGAAGGACACGGGCGACGCCGTGCTTCAGCCGACAGTACGGCGGCTTCTGGCTCCTTGGCGCGTCTGGCGTACGTCCTTGGAGGATGTGGCATGCGCGTACTGACACCCCATAAGAACTGGCGCGGCTGAGCCGCATATTGCGCCGCGCGCGCTAGAAGGACCAATTCATGGCCGCACTAAGCATTACCGCATCCAGCGTCGTCGCTGGCAGCAATTCCGAGCGCGACGTCGGCACGGCCGGCGCTGCAATCACGGCCGGGCAGGCCGTCTACTACGACACCGCAGTTGCCAAATGGCTTCCCGCCGATACCAATTCCGCGACCGTTGCAGCTCGCAAGGCCGGCGCCATCGCGCTGAACACCGCGGCGCTTGACCAGCCGATTTCGCTGCACAAGGCCGGCGACCTGGCGGTCAATGCCGTCCTCACGAAGGGCGTTGCCTACTACCTCGGCGGCACGCCTGGCGCGATTGTCCCCGTTGCCGATCTTACGACGGGCGATTACACGCAAATCATCGGGATTGCCAAGAGCACGACTGTTCTGGCTGTCGATCTCCAGTCGGCCGGCGTCGCTATCTGATGCACGTCCGCTTTACGGCTGATTTCCCATGGCGGCAGCCCGGCTTCACCATCGATTACAAGGCCGGCATGACGCTCAACGTCAAACGGGCCTGCGGTGAAGAAGCCATCGAGAAGGGCGTCGCCGCGAAGATCCAGCCAACAAAGCGCGGAGGCGACGATGACGGCAGGTAAAATGCGCCAGGTTGTGAACTTCCAGCGGCGCGCGGAGCTTGATGACGGGTATGGGAACGAGGTTTCCGGCCCATTCGAAACCGTCTTTACTGACGCGGCCGAGTTCATCCCGCTCAAGGGCGGGGAAAGCGTGCTGGCTGCCCGCCTGACGGGGATTCAGCCGGTGGTCGTCCGAGTACGCAGCTCGATCGCTGCACGCGCTGTGGGGCCATCCTGGCAGATTGTGGATGCACGCTCTGGCGTGGTCTACGCGATCACGGCGCCTCCGATGAATGCCGACCAGAAGAATGCCTACCTCGACATCATGGTAACGCAGGGCGTTGCCTCTTAGGAGCGCAACAAGATGGCCATGAAAGCGAAAGTGCAGGGGCGCGAGGCGCTCATGCGGCGGCTTAATGCGCTGGCGCCGAACGCTGAAAAGTACGCGGCGGAAGCGAAGCTTTCCATCATGGAAGATTTCGCGGCCGAGATGGAGCAGAAGGCGCCAACCGGCGCTTCGCTCGAGTACATGCATTCGTTTGAGGCGGACTTCCTCCGCAATCAGCCAACGCAAAAACAGGTTGGCATTCAGGCAACCAAAGACAAAGACGCGGTCGGCTTGTTCGCATCGTGGATTTGGAGATTCCTGGAATTTGGCACTGCGCCGCACAGCACCGCAAAAGGCGGCGGCACGGTCGCCGGCAAGAAATCCGCCGCGGCGGACCCGTCTGGGATGCACCCTGGCACTACGGCACAGCCGCATATCTTTCCTGCGTGGAGAGCTGCCAAGCCGCAAGCGAAGAAGCGATTGAGCGCCGCGATCAACAAGGCAGTTCGGGAGGCGATGAACAAATAATGGCCTCACCAGAACTTGAGATCCAGGGCGAAGTCGTGCGGCTGCTGAAGGCGGACGCCGACGTTATGACGCTGGTCAACGGCGTCTACGATGACGTGCCCACAACGTGCTGGCCCCCCCCGAAGGAGGGGTTTATCGACATCGGCGACGCACATACGCTTCGGCAAGACGCGTCCTGTCTTGAGGGCGGCGACATCTACCTGACCATGCATGCGTGGTCGCGCAAGGTGGGCTTTCCCGCCGTTCGCGCAATCGCCGACGCAATGATCGAAGCGCTGCACATGGCTGCGCTTACCATGCCCACACATAGATTTATCTCGATGATGCACCGCCAGACGCGCGTGTTTCGCGACCCCGATGGCAAAACGAGCCACGCGGTCGTCGAGTTTGTCGTGAGATACGACCGGGCCGCTTAAGCCGGCCATTCCCCAATCATCAATAGCACCACGACCGGCCATCTGCCGGTTTTTTCACATGAAGGAACCTATCACATGGCCCAGCAGCTTGGTCGCGAACTTTACATTCAGTTGGGGGACGGCGCTACCCCGGAGGTCTTCACCAACCTTTGCGGTCTGAAGACGCGCAGCTTCAGCCTTTCGGCAAGCGAGATCGACACTACCATTCCGTCCTGCACCAATCCCGGCGATGAAGTCCAGAAGACGTCCCGCCCCGGCATGGTCAACCGCACGTTCTCCGGTTCCGGCGCGTTCGTTTCGTCCGCTGCCATGACCGCTTTCATGGACAAGGTCATCAACGCGACCGTCTTCAATGCCAAGGTGCTTGCGCCAGGTCTCGGCATTTTTACAGGGCCTTTCTTCGTCACGGATTTTGAGCTGTCTGGCGACATGGAGAACAACATGGAATTCAGCGCGACGTTCGTTCCGGGCGATGCCCTGACGTTCACCGCCGCCTGATCCAGCAATAGAGGAGACATCACATGACAGCAGTGAACACCGCGCGCGGCGAAGTCGCGCTTACGATCGACGGCGTTGAGCTCGTTCTGGCGGCAAGCATGAACGGGCTTGCCGCCGTATCGTCCGCCCTGCAGTGCAAGTCCCTTGGGGACTTGTGGCAGCGGCTGGCGGGCGTCGAGATCGGCGCCACGCTTGCGGCAATCCAGTTCCTGACGATCAAGGGCGACAAGGCTGCGGCACTCGAGAAGATCCAACTTCGGCACTTCGCAGATTGCTCGGTCGCGTTCAACGCCATGATTGCGGCTCACCTTGGCGAGGCCGAAGACGCGGGAAACGAAAGCGCCGTCGAGGAGCCAAAGACCAAGACGGCGAAGAAGTAACCCCCGACAGGCAGCTTAGGCAATGGCTCCGGACAGCTCACAAGATAGGTTGGCGCCCTCCTGAATTTTGGGCGTCAACGCTCGTTGAGTTCTTCGAGTCCATTGAGGCGCACAACGAGTCAGAAGGCGACGAAGAGCCGGAAGGCCTGTCGCAAGAGGCTGTTGCAGCGGCGTTCGCGAAGATGGGCGGCTAGTTGTCCACCGCAACGCCAAGCGCCTCCATCCGCCTCTTCCAAGATGCGGACTCCGGGCCGTTGCGACGGATGCAGGAGGCTACGATCGCCTTATGGTCTGAAAAACTACCAGCCAGCCTATTACCTGATCCTAATTTGTAGGATGCGATCACGTCAATCGACGCCTCGCATTGCTCTTGCTGCTCCGCGACGATCTTCTCTTGTGCTTCCGCGTTCTCCTTGATCGCGTAGTAGCCACCTCCGGCAATTATCACGACGCACGCCACGGCGATCAGCGCCTTAAGCCAGCCATCCATTCCCCACCTCCAGGGCCCGCAAATCCTGCGGGCTTTTTCGTATGCTAGGACAGTTGCCGATGGCTGACAAATCCGATGACCTGATCATCTCGATTAGCACGGACCTGGCCACGGTGCGCCGAAGCCTGAAGAGGCTTGAGGCCGATATTGCCGCGTCGTCCAGCAAGGTCGAAAAGCAGTTCGACACCATGGGCAAGGGCATCGACAAGTCGATGACCACAGCTCTGCAGACCCGCATCGACAAGATGGTCGGTATCGGGACGCAGGGCGCCAAGGAATGGACGGGCGCGCTTGCCGATCAGGGCAAGGAGCTCGAACGCCTGCGGGCGAAATACAATCCGCTGTTTTCGACGATCGACAACTACAAGAAGTCGGTTGCGGATATCAAGCGCGCGCACGCCGTCGGCGCTATCTCTGCAAACGAGATGACGGCAGCCATTACAAAGGAGCGGCAGGCTGCTCTGGCTTCGACCGCGGCCATCAAGGGCCGCAATGCGGCTTTGGCCGATACGCCGTCGGGACATAGCGCGGGGGCGGATCAGTCAAGAAAACAGGTGCTGGGCTACCAGGCATTTGATATCGGGCAGGGCGTAGCGTCCGGCATGCCGCTTGGCATGATTGCCGCACAGCAGGGCCCGCAGATTGCGCAGATGTATGCCGGCGCTGGCGGCCTGAAGACCGCTCTTGGTGACGTGGCAACGATTGCAACTGGCGTTGTTAGCACATTCGGTGCGATGCCTCTGGCAATCGCTGCAGCCGCAGCCGCGGCTATCGGCTTTTCCAAGCTGTCGACATCTGGCGCCAAGACGGCAGAGGATGCCATCAAGAGCCAATCCGAGGCGATTGCCGGCATCAAAGATGCGTATGGCATTGCCGCCGAGGGACTTGGCGACTACGTCAAGAAAAGCCAGGCGGAAGCCAGCGCGGCGGCGCGAGCCAACCTTAAGGTTCAACAGGACGTCGCCAAGGATGAGGCGTCCAGCTTCAGCAAGACTATCGGTGTTCTTGGTGCCCGCACGGGCGGCGCGTCTGACATTCAGACGAAGTTTCAGCCGTTCGCGGCCGCAATTCGCGAATGGAGAAAGTCGGTAGCTGAAGGCACGCCCGATTTCGTGCGTTTCCGTTCCCAGATAGAAGCCATCGTCGCACTTAACCCTGACGGCCTGAGAAAGTTTGGAGACGAGCTCCTTAATAACTCCACGGCCGCTGCTGACGCAGAGCGTAGAGTAAAAACTGCGAAAGACGTGATTGCGGGCCTTGGCGCCATAGCGGCCGGGCAGGTTGGTGACATTGCGTCCTTGAAAGACGCTCTCAACGAACTATCCCAGATCGCGATTCCAGCCCTTAACGATTCTGAGCGTGCACTGAAGGCGCTTCAGGGCGCGATGGGCGCAGCGGGCGGGTCAGAAGATCGACGCGCCGCGACGGCGCAGTATGAGGCTGCGCTGCAGCGCATTTCGGATCAGAACCCAACGGTCACTAACCCCCAGGGTGTTACCGTCCCTGTTCCTGTCCCAGGCCAGAAGCCATCCACGCTCGATGAAGCGCCAGACGCCTCCATCAAAAAAGCCGAAACGGCCGCCCAAAAAGCAGCAAATGCCTACCGCGACCTGATCAAGTCTGCCGACGATCGCATCGAACAGATGCGCCTCGAGCTCGAGATTACCGGGCAGTATGGCACGGCGACAGACGCAGCCCGTTTTCGGCTTCAACTGCTGCAGGATGCGCAGGACAAGGGCCGGACGATCGGCGACAAAGAGCGCGCCGACATCGAGACGCGCGTTGCGGCTTATGCCGGCTACTCCGAAGCGCTGGCCAAGGCCAAGCTTCAGCAGGATCTGCTGACAGACGCCCGCATGCGCGGCATGTCAGCGCAGGACCAGAAGATCGTACAGATGCAGCGCCAGTATGGCCTGCAGGAAGATCCGAATAGCGCAACCGGGCAGGCGATCGCCAAGTCGCTGCAGCTTGACGAAATCAAGTCGGCGTCCGACCAGTTCATTGACAATTTGAGTGGTGCGCTCCTTAGCGGCGGCGGGGATATCGGCGAAAAGCTCGGTCAGCTCATTCTGTCGGAATTACTGAGCTCGGCGCAAAAGCAGATTTCCGGCATCCTGAAGCAGTTGTTTTCGGCGATGCTGCCGGGTGGCGGTGCGCCAAGCGCGGCGGGTGCTGTTGCGAGTGCTGCCAGCGGCTTTCAGTCCTACGCGGCTCCGGTTGGGGCGGTCACGCGCGAGGCTCTTCCGCCTCCAGGCGCAACGACGGATATTGCAGCATACATCGCCAAGGCGGCCTCAGCCCGCGGCATTGATCCGAGCGTCGCACTCCGCGTTGCAAAGTCTGAAGGCGGGCTGGACAGCTGGAACCTGCAGTCCGGCGTCATGAAGAATGGCATCCGCGAGCAGTCCTACGGGCCGTTTCAGCTCTACAAGGGCGGCGGACTTGGCAACGTCTTCCAAAAGAAGACGGGCCTTGACCCCGCAATGGCATCCAGCGGCCCGGCCGGCGTCGATTTCGCACTCGATCACGCCAAGCAGAATGGCTGGGGCTCTTGGTATGGCGCGAAGAACAGCGGTATCGGGAATTTCGACGGCATCAATGCAGGTTCGAAGTCTGCGTCTGCCGCTCTCGAAAAGCTTGCTGGCGCCTCAACCGAAAGCACCAAAGGTTTAAGCAGCCTAGCATCCAGCCTTGCTGGAGGTGCAGGCGGCGCCGCTGGAGCTGCAGGCAACCTCATTGGTGGCTTTGATTGGTCGAAGCTATTGAGCTCGTCGTTCACGCCAAACACAACGCTCAGCGCTGTTCTAGGCCTGGCAAGCGGCGGCCGTGTTGTCGGCCCTGGTAGCGGCACAAGCGACAGCATCCCCGCGATGTTGTCCAACGGCGAACACGTCACTCGTGCCGCCATGGTGAAGAAGCACGGGGCGCTTCTGGACGCGATCAACTCCGATAGGATCCCGCGTTTTGCCGTGGGTGGTTTTGCCACTCTCAACGGCCACGCGCCACGCGCGCCAAGCCTTAGCCGACGCCAGTCCATGTATGCCGCCAAGCCCGCCTCACAGGACATCTTCGTCACGGTGAACGGCGCTTCCGGCGACACGCACATCCGCGAATTGACCCGGCAGGGCGTGCAGGAAGCAATGGCTGCCGATCGTGTTGCCCAGCAGCGCGGCGGCTTTGGTGCATTGCAAGGCAAGTTCGCCAGCCAGAAAGGCTAAAAGATGGCCCGATATCTAAACGTGCCCACTCTCGAGGCCAACTTTCTGGCGCCAGTAAAGACCACGTTCGACGTCCAGGGGTCATCCCTGGACGGCGGGCGGAACGGCCTTGGCGAAGGCATCACCATCGAAATGACAGGGGGCGGCATCGTCACCGCCACTTATGAAGACTGCAAGATCAAGGACAAAGAGCAGTACCGCTACATCAACCAGCTCGGTGCGCGACTGAACGGCTCTTTCCGGTTCATCAACGTCCCGATCATCACGGACTGGTTCGGCCCGTTTCCCACTCTTGGCGGCCTGCCTGCGCCTATTGCCAGCGGCATTACACATTCGGACGGCTCGTTCTTTTCCGACGCCTCCGGCTACAGCCAGGCGACCGTATGGGGCGAGGTGACTGAAGCGGCCGCCTTGAATGCCGGCATTATCAAGATGAAGATTTACGGCATGCCGCGGCGGCTGGACTGGTCGGAATGGTTTTCGATCTATCACCCGACGAAGGGGTGGCGGGCCTATCGCTTTTGGGATGTGGTCGAGGAGTTCATCAACGGCGGCGATAGTGCCGGGTCATATCAGGAATACCGCCTTGCGATCGGCCCTGCGCTGCGCGAAGCCGCGCCTGTCGGCACGCGCGTCGAGTTCGCGCGCCCTCGCTTTGTAGCCAAGTTTCCCGCAGGATTTACCCTGCCGTCCGTGGTTGAGGCGTTCTTCGTCACGCAGCAGTCCATCCAGTTCACCGAGGCGTTTTGATGACCAGCTATGTAAGCCGAGAAGAATTTGACCGGATGTCTGGGCGCCTTGCGCAGATCGAGAAGCGTTATGGCGGGCAGTCGGCTGTGTCCACGGTTGTCACCGTGACATCAGAAGTCGGAGAGATCCGCGTCAAGGAAATCGTACAGCAGAACGTCGACAAAGCACTCGTGCAGATGAGGCGCGGCGGTTTCAGCACCATGCAAAACCGGCACGATAGCCGGCGGGGTTAACGATGGGCTGGGTACCAGACAACATCATCGAGGAGCTGCGCGGCAGCCACCAGCTCGGCATCTTTATGCGGGTTGCCACGGATCCGGCGCTTCACCTCTGGTTCGGCGTCAACGACATGCCCGTCGGGTTCGACAGCATCGACCCGGACGGCACGGTGTATCTTGGCGGCGGCAGGCTTCAGGGCATCCCGACGCTCGAGATCCTTGTGAACGGCACGTCGGACAGCGTCGAGTTCACCGTCTCGGGCATTGATCCGGATGCCGGCGCAAGGATGATCGACAGCCTTCCGCCCGTCCGCGGCGCTGAAGTCCACATGGGCATTACGACGCTCGATCAGTATTTCCAGCCCATGAGCAAGATCATTCCGCTTTGGTGCGGGACTGCGTCGCACATCGGCGAGTCCAGTGCCGCGGTGCAGTCTGGGCAGGGCGCGAGCCTGACGCTCTCGCTGGCGGTTGCCGCCGGCAATGAGACGCGGTCGCGGCCTTCGCGGTCGCTTTGGTCGAGTGCGCATCAAAAGGCGATCTACCCAACCGACAAGTTTTGCGACGGCACAGCCCGTCTCGCACGCGGCGTCCAGCCGGTCTGGCCGCAGTACGATTAGCGGGCCAACGCCCGCACCAACGCCCGCGAGGGGACATCATGACATTGCTGACGGAATACGCGGCCCTCCCGCACCGATGGGTGTGGGGCGGCATGGGCGGTCACGACTGCACGACTTTTTGCGCGCGGTGGATTGAGGTGGCGACGGGAAAGAATCCGATCTCTCATTTTATCGGCACCTACTCCACGAGGGAAGAAGCTGCCGCGATCATTGAGTCGCTCGGCGGCATCGAGCGCATGATCGACGAAGGGCTCGCGCGGGCGGGCTTTGCCCGTACGAGCGCTCCGCAATCCGGCGACATCGGCCTGATTACCGCGCCCGTCGGCTTTGATGCCACCTGCGTCAGCCAGAAGAAAATCCCCGCAATCCGCTTCGGCCCCTTGTGGCTAGCGATGTCGGCCCGCGGCTCCGTTGCGAAGCAGGCGGACCACAGCGCCGCCTGGAGAATTGTATGAGCTTGCGCGCGCGATATGAGGACATGCCGTCCTATGAGATTTCCAGGCGCGTTACCGAGATGGACTGGCATTCGACGACCAGCCTAAAGACCCCGCCGCCGTCTTACGATCCGATCTTTACGCCGCTCTTTATTGCCGCCGGCTTCACCGGCACCATCACGATTGGCACCGTGACAATCACGACGGCGTCCATCGCGTCGGCGATCGCCACCACGGCACTGACCTTTGGCCTGCAGATGCTGATGGCGCCAAAGCCTCCGAAGCCGGAGGACGGCAAGGCACCAAAGACGCAGGTTGTGCCGTATCGCCAGTGGTGCGTCGGCACGAACCGGCTTTCCGGAGCGTTCATGCTGTGGGAGTCGATCGGCAACAAGCTATTCGCAGTTCAGGCCGTCGCCGGCCATCCTGTTTCGGCGTTCAAGCGGTTTTGGCTGCATGACGACGTGGTCGAGCTTGCTGAGCTCGACAGCCTTGGCCAGCGGATGGGCGACAGCAATCCCTACGCAGATGGCGTCTATATCTTCAGGCGCCTCGGCTCCGAAAGCTTGGCCGCCCTTCCGTACCAGAACATCATTGACCGCTTTGCAGAAAAGCCGCTTGCCGAAAGGCTGTGGACGTCTGAGCACCTTGGCATCGGCCAAGCCTCCATGGCCATGATCGCTCGCGCGACGAAGGCCACCAAGCAGCAGCAGCGCTTTCCTTACGGCGTTCCCAACCTGACGGCAGAGGTTGACGGCGCCAAGTGCTGGGATTTCCGTAATCCCGCGCAGAGCCCCGCGAACCCGGCGACGTGGACGTTCACCAAGAACTCCGCTCTCATTCTGGCCTGGCATCTCTGCTTCAGCGAGTTCGGTGAGCGCGTCGATTACACCAAGGCCATCCTTCCGGTCATCGATATGTGGAAGGAAGAGGCAGACATCTGCGACGAAGCTGTCCCGCTGAAAGGCGGCGGAACTGAGAAGCGGTATGAGTGCAATGGCTGGGACACCGCTGAGAACAGCCCGAAGGCTGCGCTTAATGCGATCCTGGCGACCTGCGACGGTCATTTGGTCGTTCGCGGGGATGGCGCCAGAATCCTTACCGTCGGCAAGTTCCGCGAAAGCCGCTGCTCGACTTTGTCGGACGCCGACATCATCGGGCATTCCATCCAGTACGACGTCCTGTTTGAGGACGAGGTCAACCGGCTTATTCCGAAGTTCACCTATCCTGCGATCGACTATGCGACGGCTGACACGGACTATTTCGAGGACACAGCCGCGCAGCTGAAGGCTGGTCGAGTTCTTCCGCAAGAGGCAGAATACACGTGGGTCCAGCAGTGGCGTCAGGCGCGGCGCCTCGCTAAGCGCGAATGGCTGCGGATCCAGCAGAAAGTAAACGGCTCGATTGATATTCGGCACTCGGGAATCAATGCGGCCTACAGTCGTTGGGTAAGGCTGGCGACTCCTTTCCTCATTCCCAAGCTGAACGGCACGGTCGTGGAGAATAGGCGTTCGGTCCTGGCTCTCACCAAGGGCGGCTTTTCCATGGATATCAAGGCGCATCCGGAGAACATCGATTTCTGGTCGCCCACCACTGACGAGGGAACGCAACCGCCTATTCCGCCAAAGCAGAACAAGGACGGCTTGGCGACGCCTGTTATCAACTTGGTGCAGGCCAAGTCGAATGGATCTAGCGTCTACATCCGGGTCGACATCATCGACCCTGACGACGACAGCTTGATTCCCTTGACGAGATACAGGCTTGCCGACGACGGCTCCGGCAACCCCGGAGAATGGATCGAGCAAGAGTTCCCCGACGTGGTCCCGGCAGGCGGGTTCATCAAGATGAACACGAACGTCGTGCCGTCCGGTAAAGTCATTGATATACAGGTGGCCTACAAGACGTCCAAGAACACGGGCGACTGGTCGCTAACCGCAACAGTCACCTCTACGGTCGATACGACCGCTCCAGCGTCGCCCACCAATCTGTCATTCTCTTCCCCGAACTTCTCGGCCAAAGCAGCCAACACGACTTCGTCGCAAGGCCGCACCGTCTATCTGACGTTCAAAGTTGGGACGACAGCGCAAACCTTCGCAGCGGCAACGCTTATCGACAAGCTTGCTGCATCGCCTGGCGATGTTCGCACAGTTCAACCGGCGTCCGCAGCCGGGGCAATTCGTCGCCTCTGGGTCCAGGCTGAGAATAGCTCGGGTATCGTCAGTTCGGAAGTTTTCATTGACGTTGCCGTGCCCTGATCGGGCACGACAGCGGCCCCTTCCTATCACATCTACTGCACCCTGCCTCTGGCGGGTCGCTTCCGCATGGAGAACAGCCGCATGGGCCTAATTAGAGATTTTGCAGCGACGGTCTTTGCGGACGGCCCGACATCGGCGCCCTCCCAGCCGCCCAAGAGTGGCGCCAGGGCGCTCTTCGGCTTGATTGATGCCAACCTCTCCAACCTGATCAACGGGCTGGTGATCGGCGGCGCCGTTGTCTACGCCACACGTGCGGCGCTATTCGCGGATCTGGCGCGACCGGCCAACACGCTAGGCATTGTCTACAACGACAGCACGCTGGCTTACAACGGCGTGTATGTGAAGGCGGGCGCTTCTGGCTCCGGTAGCTGGTCGCTTACGGGGCTGGCTTTGCCTTCTTCGTTTGCTGTTGATCTTTCCGCTGTAGTTTCCGAGGTCGCAGCCGCCCGAAACGGTGCGGGTTCGCTCGACGCCCGTCTCGACGCCGAACTTGCCGCTTTCAATGATCTTTCGGGAGACGTCGACACAATCGCCGGTGAAATCACGACCGCCCGAAACGGTGAAGGCAGCCTTGCGCAACGTCTCCTTTCTATCGTTCAGCTGATTTCCGATCTTTCCGAAGATGTGCAGCCAGTCGTGGACGAGGTCATTGATGCGCGTGGTGGAGAGGACAGCCTTGCGGCCCGGTTCCTGGCCACCGTCCAGCTGATTTCCGAACTGTCCGCGGTGGTTGAGTCCTTCGGGATCAACCCTGTTGATGTCTTCGGCTGGGCACACGCTTTTGTCGGCGCCAACAACAAGCCGATTGCGGGGATACGCCCAGACGGCACGTTCGCAGCTCAAGGGTTTGAGTTTTCCGATGGAAGGCTGCTAGAAGGCGACACAGGCGACTGGGAACAAGCGACGGTCGGAAAGACAGGGAAGCCCATCTGCGGTATCAAGGATGGGGATTTTGTCGTCGGGCATGCGGGGGCATCCGCCGATCTCAAAATGTTGGCCAAAGAGCCTGGGCTGCTCGCACGCTCTGCGTCCATGTCCTTCCCAAGCAACGAGGGATTTGCGCGACCAGCTTGGGATTACAATATCGTCATCGGCTATGGTCAGTCCCTCAGCGTAGGCCAACAGGCGTGGGCGCGATGGGTCGCGGAAGACACGCCGACCCGAACCGACACCTGGATGATTGGCAACTCGGTTCGTCCCGTCACGGATCAAACAGCAGCGTGGGCGCCGATCGGCGGCTCGGCCGTGCTGACGCAGCTCAAAGCCACCGTCGAGGCTCCTGACGACAGCGGCACCATCCTTTCCCCGTCTGCCGTCGATGCTCTTGCGACTGACAGCCAGGCGCTCGGCTTCAACCCATTGATTGGCGCTGTCCGTTACGTCGCCCGTGCATTTGAGGATGTCCAGTTCTTCAGGAAGAATTGGCTTGCATATTCGGCGGGCAGTGGTGGAAAGACGATTGAGCAGCTGACGCCTGGCGCTTCGCCAAACCTGTATAACCGGCTTGTGCAGGGCGGTGCAGCCGCAGTCGCTGCGGTGCCCGGCGGCGCGACCAAGGGCGTTGTTGCCGTCTCCATCATGCAGGGCGAAAACAACTACGCTTCCGTTGGGGGTGATCGGACAAAGGCTGGCTACAAGGCCAAGCTTTCCGCAGTTCTCGATGCTATCGACGCGACCAACGCTGCAGCCACAGGACAGACCCGGAAGGCGCTGAAGCTGACCTATCAGACGGGCGGCGGGTACGTGGCGGACGATACGCCTACACCTCTGTCTATCGCCATGGCGCAATGGGAACTGAGCCTTGAGCGTGGCGATGTTGTCATGGTGGGCCCGGTTTATCAGATGACGGATAAGGCCGGCCACCTAACGGCAGACGGTTCGGCTTGGTACAGCCAGCAGCTTGGAAAGGTTATGCACCGGGTGCTTACGCTTGGTCAGCGGTGGGAACCTCTTTCGCCGCTCTGGACCGACAGGGCAGGGCAAACGGTTTACATCGGATATCACGTTCCAGAGCCGCCGATTGTGCTCGGTACGCCCTACGACATCCTCACGGCAACTGACTTCCGTGACAAAGGATTCCGCGTCCAAGACTCTCTCGGTTACGTCGCTATTGACGCTGTCCGTGTCGTCGGCGCGTCAATCATCGCGATTGATCTGGCTCGATCCCCATTGCCAGATGCCACAGTTTGGTACGCTGGAAAGACGGGCTTCAATGGAGGCGGCTGTGTCCGAGACAGTGACGCTACGGTAGCTGACGCCGTCTACCGCTCAAGCGATATCCCGGCTCTCACCGGGAAGCCTTACCCCCTTCACAACTGGTCAATTGCTTCCTGGCTGCCTGTCGGCTGGTCTCGCTAGAGGATACCCACATGAAAACGACACTCCCCGATCTTGACGATAGCCGCTCGCCATTCGCGCCACTCGTCGCATCCAAATACGGGTTCCCGGCCGACAGTCTTCGGGCTCTTTACCTCATGACGGGGCAGCACTCTGATGGAGCGCTGATCTCAGGCGGCAACGTGACGGACTATTCTGGCTTGGCAAATCACGCCAGTTATCAGGTCGGAGGCAATGCCTACCAGCGGTCCTGGGGGCAGGACTTCGTTGACAATGGCGGCGGCATCATCACGCCGATCCCTGTCAACGCATCTTACACGACTGTCTTGGTTGCCAGACAGACCCACAGCGAGGGGCCAACGACGGCGCGCTTTCCTGTGTTTTCTGCGCCATCGTCAGCTCTGGCAGCGACCACCGCTAGCTTCAACAGCCCAACGGCAAATGGCCTTTACCTGACCGAGCAGATGTCAGTCGCGGGGGCCGGTAAGCTCGACCTAGGGCTTTTTGTCAGGAACAGCGAGTTCGATGGCGACACATCTCCGCGCAAGGGCGTGGTCCGCGACCTAGTGTCGTCGATGAGCTTCTTCGCCATGGCTGTGTCGGTCAATTTCGAGACGAATGTCATCAACTTCGTTTCTTCGGCGGGGTCTTATTCGATCACGGATGCTGATGTTTCAGCACTCGTCGAAGCCGGCTCGGGATTTCATTCCTTTGGCTTGTTTCGTCTCGATACCCAGCCGCTGCCTGGGGCGCTCTGCTTGGCGGCGATCCACAATGTGGCCTACCCGATGGAGTCGCTTAAGCAGATCTTCGCTAATGCGCGCCGGTTGGTACGCCGACGCGGCGTTGAGGTCGTCTGAAAATTAACGCGGGCTGTAGCGCCGGCTCATAGCCACACCACACCACAAGAGGAAATCACCATGGCGCGGGAAACCCTTCCCGTCGCCCTCGACCTGATGTTCGGGCACGAGGGCGGCTATTCAAATGCCGCGACAGACAGCGGCGGGCCGACGAAGTACGGCATCACGCACAAGACGCTTGCGGCGCGTCGTGGCGTAAAGTCGGTAACGGCTGCCGAGGTCAAGGCGCTGACGTTGGCAGAAGCGACGGACATCTACCGCAAGTCCTACTGGGTGCAGTCGGGTGGCGATCTGCTCCCCGCCGGCCTTGATTATGCGGCGTTCGACTTCGGCGTGAACTCCGGCCCCGCGACCGCGATCAAGCGGCTGCAGACGGTTCTTGCGGCGGCGGGCGGCTATCAGGGCAAGGTTGACGGCCACCTCGGAGAGCAGACTCTTGCGGCCATCAAGGCCTATCCCGGCGGCGTGCGGATGCTGCTCATCGCATATTGCGACGAGCGCATGAAGTACCTGCGCGGCCTGGGCGGCTCGACGGGCTTCGGCCCGAATGGGCGCGGCTGGACGATCCGCGTGACCGGCAAGGATCCGCTGAAGAAGTGGAAAGACCAGCCTGGCGTCGTTGGCAACGCTCTGCGTCTCACCAGCGTGGCGGGGCCTTCTCCGGTCAAGGTCGTTGCTCCAGCCGAAGCTGCAGCCAAGGCCGACACCAAAAGCACGGGCTTGCCCGAGATCCTCAAGAAGCCCGAAGCATGGGGCCCGCTAGGCGGGCTGCTGTCGGCTGGTGGCGCGATTGCCGCCGGCAGCGGGCCGTTGCAGTGGGCGCTGGCTATCGCGCTTGTGGCAGGCGTCCTCGTCGGCGTCTGGTACTTCGTCCGGCGGGTGAGGGGCGGGGCATGATCTTGCTGTCTACTCTATGGGCGCGCCTGCAAGGCTACGTCGCTGCGGCGGGGGTCGTCCTGGGCATCGTTGCTGGAGCGTTCCTCTACGGGCGCTCTGACGGCCGCCAAGATGCTGAGGCAGCCCAGGCCAAGAGCAACGCGCGCGCCCGAACACAATCCAAGGAAGTCGAACATGAAATCAACGGTCTTGATGATCGTAGCGTTGACGATCGTCTCGCTAAGTGGGTGCGCGACAAGCGGTAACTACTGCGAGATCGCGCGCGCCATTCGACCTTCCGTCGTTGACTCTCTCACCGCGGAAACCAAGCGTCAGATTCTCGCAGAGAATGAGAAGCTTTCCGCCCTTTGCGGGGTAAAGCCTTAATGAGAAAATCCAGAATTCTACACTTCCTGAAATGGCATCTGTTTAGCGCCTGCATCTGCATTGGCGCTTTCGCTTGACCGGCGCTGAGCTGATGGCCGTCGTGGTGTTCGGCATCACGGTATTCGGCGTCATTTTCGGCATGTGGCGCTTCATCGATGGCAAGATCGAGAAGGGCAAGGCTGACGCCGCGGTCATCGCCGGCGCCGCCTCCGCACTGGCCGGGCTAACAAGGCAGGAGCTTGCCGAACACCGCCTTTACTGCGCCGAGACATACATCACCAAGGCCGGCATGCGCGAAAGCACAGAGCTGATCATGGATGCCCTGCAGGGCGTCAAGCAGGCCGTAGACCACATGGCCTTGCGCGTCGACCGTGTCGTCGAGAACCAGGCATCAAAGCCCCGTCCGTCGTCGCGCGTCTAAGGCGCCTCTACTTCTTTAGCGCGCTCTTATGCTGCGCCAGTCACCAACCCGAAATTGAGAGATGAATTATGGCTACGCAGCTTCTAGCTACGGGCAGCACGGCTGCCGATTCCACAGATGTAGTGATTGATCAGGGCTCAACGCTGACCGTTTCCCTGAAGGGTGCCGACGCGAAGGCGCAGGTCAATATCGCGTTGAAGGATGATGTTTCCGGCTATCAGGTTGTCGGCAGCCTGTCGCTGCCGAAGAAAGCCGTCTGCATCATTGCTCCTGGAACGTATCGCTTCAGTCGATTGGCGGGCGGGACGTGCGGGGTGTTCAGTGCTTAGTCCACTGTTCATACCTCTTTTTCGCCCTGTAGTGGGAGAGTTCGATTCAGACAAGCCTGTCTCTGGGGTCTTTCTCATAAGTGGCCTTTTGGTGATCTTCGACTCCTCGACGAACAAAAGCCGCCTCTTGACCATCAACGATGCAAGCGCTGGCACAACTAGGCCTGCAAGGATTTCCAATGGCAATTGATAGCAAGAACCCGCTGACGGTCAACGGCTCACTTTCGAGTTCCGACAGGGCTCTCACAGCTGGCGCTCTGCGTAAGTATGCCCCGTCAGCTTTCTACAATCTCAAACCGTCGAATACACTGAAACTTCGCGCGGCGATGGCCAGCGCTTCGGCGAACTGCAACGTTCTCTGTATCGGCCCCTCCACAACGGCTGGCGAGTCTACGGGCCAAGGCACTACGCAGGCTGTGAATTCCTGGGTTGCCCAGCTTGCGGATCGGCTGTCCGCCCGCGGCATCCCTGCCGGCGCCAATAACCGCTTCGGGTGCATGTCTTCCCTCTGGTCGTACCTGATTGCGGCCGACGGCAGAGTTTCCGCAACGGGCGGCGTGTCGCAAGGCGGCACAGTTACGGCGGGCGGAAACAGCATCAATATTCCCGTCGGCGGCACATTTTCTTTCACGCCTCAAAAGCCTGTCGATACGTTTATCGTTACAACGTACGCCACCGCAGCAAGCCGGTCATTTCGGCTCACAGCAGGGACTGGCACGCCGGTCGCAGTGTCGCAAGCAGTTGCCGGTGTTATCACGAATACGACTGTTACGGCCGACGCTCTCGGGACAAAGACGCTCCTCCTTGACAACGTGGTGGGCGGCACGGTCGTGATCGTCGGTGTCCGTGCATTTGATAACAGCCGCCGCGAAATCTCTTTGCTCAATTGGGGGGTATCTGGCGCCCGCGCTGATCAGCTTATCGAAAACACAGATACCATTGCTGGCCGTCTGGCTATGATCACCGCATTCGCAGCTCCCGGCGCGATCCTTGATGACCTTGCCATCAATGACTGGCGGCAGGGCATCGCGGTTGCGACTACTCAGGCCAGCATTACAACATTGGCAAATCGGGTGATCTCCGCAGGCGGCAATCCAATCCTTACGACGCCGCTTTTTGACGGAGGTACTGCAGGAACGACTGCCCAGCAGGATCTCTACGCCGCCATGACATTTGATGTCGCGGACACCCTTGACCTTCCCGTCATTGACGTTCGGTCAAGCTGGGTCTCATACGCTGCTGCCAACGGTCTAAGCCTATATTCCGACACTGTGCATCCGTTGGCAAAAGGATACGCAATGAAAGCGGCGCTTATGACGGAGTTCTTTTCGAAACTCAGAGGTATGTAAGATAGTTGTCTCGCTAACCGGCCAGCTGATCGCATAACTCCACCAAGCCCCCTTGCCCTAACCGGCGAGGGGGCTTTTTTTGTTTTCGCCGCTACATATTGACAAATTTGTAAAACGGTCCTATTGTGAGGCTACCACCACCACGACACCACCATAGAGGAGACCACACCATGAGACGTTACGTCCTCGCCTTCCTTGCTGTCATCGTCGCTGCGGCAGGCTATCTGGCCTACCCAGCCACGGCCGGAACGCCGCTGCCAGACCTCGCTTCTTATTCCGTCAAGCTCAACACGCCTACCGGCCACGGCTCCGGCACGCACATTGGCGGCGGCTACATCCTGACGGCGGCACACGTCGTTGCAGGCAGAACGTCCGTGGTCGTGCAGACCAACATCGGGCGCCAGCGCTACGCCAAGGTGCTCTGGATTAACACCGAGACCGACCTTGCGCTGCTGCTCACCAGCCCGCAGGGCATGGCGTCCGCCAACCTGTCCTGCCGCACGGCACATGCAGGCGAGCCCATCCGCGCCGACGGCAACCCCCTCAACATCGACTTCGTTTCCTCCAGCGGCAAGATCTCCGGCGATGCGCGCGAGATTGCGTCGGGACGGCTGGCCTATGTCACTGACATGACGACCGTCATGGGAATGAGCGGGGGTGGCACGTTCGACCGCAATGGCGACCTGATTGGCATCACGTCTGCGGTCGCGATTGCGCCGCTGCAGACCGGGCCTGCCGCATGGACGCCAAGCCTGACGGGCTTCGGGATGGCCGTGCCGTCCTTCGTTGCCTGCAGGCTTATGGGGCGGGGGGTTTGATGATGGCGCCCAAGACAGACCCATGGCTGAACCCGAAGCAATACCGCGCCGAGCGCCGCCGCCAAATGACCGCCCGCCTCATCGTTCTCAACACCTGCTGGGCCGCGCTTGTCGTCTGGGCGGCTGTACAGGGCTACGTGTCGTTCGTGTTTACGCATGATGTGTCAAACATCAGCTACGTGATCTCGGCTGTGCTGGCCGCCTCGCTGGCCGCCGTATTCCTCGGCCGCACCGCCCATCTCTACCGCACCGAAGTCTGGCTTGTGACGCTCGGCCTGATCGGCAACGTCGTCGGGTTTCTGATTGCCCTGCAGGACATCGACACAGGCTCGCTGGGTTCTCCTGACGGCGTCCAGAAGGTCGCGGCAGGATTGCTTGCCGGGATGGGCGTTGCCTTCTGCTCGACGCTGGTGGGCGCTGTTGGCGCGCTCTGGCTTAGCACGGTCGGCTGGGTCGTTGGCGCTAAGGAGGGGGCGTGATGGGAGTTAAAAGCACGATCGCGCTCACTCGATTGGAGGCGGAGGGTCGATATTACGAGCTCGTCACGGCGCTCATGCGCAAAGAAGGGCTCTGTTTTTCCGATGTGATTCTGGAGGCGGCATTGGAGGAATTGAACGACGCAGCGCACAACGGCGAGGGGTTTGAAAACTACACCATCAGCCGTGATCGCCCATGAACGCCATCCTCTTCCGCGATTTGCTCATGAATATGCTGCTTGGTCTTGTCGCACTCGTCGTCTTGGTCCTCGCCAACATCAACCCAACCGCCAGCGAAGACCCCATCAGCCAGCCTGGCAACCTGATCGCCAGTGCAGCATGGCCCGCCGGATCGACCGATGTGGACATCTGGGTGATCGGCCCTGACAACGAGGCGGTCGGCTACAGCCACAAGAGTGGCAAACTGTGGTCGCTCCTTCGTGATGATCTTGGCACATCGAACGATGACACGCCTTTGAACTATGAGTCCGCGTTCACGCGCGGGCTCCCAGACGGCGAGTACGCCGTCAACGTCCGCTGCTACGCCTGCCAGCGGGGCGCAGTTCCGGTGTCAGTCGAGATCCGGCTGGCCGAAGGCGGGCTTATCTGGCGCGGCGTCGTGGATCTTCTGAAGGACAAGCAGGAGCGGACGGCGCAGCGGTTCCGCATTGCGGACGGGCGGGTCGTGCCGGGTTCGGCGAACAGTGTTTTCAAGGACATGAGGAGGGGTGCCTCGTCATGAGATTATTTAAGTTCTTCAGGAGGCGCGAGATGCAACGAGAAATCACGCTTATAGTGCGCGGCCTGACCTACTCAGAGCCAACCACATACGAAAAAAATGGGTCAACTCGTATCACTACGAACCCATTCCTTATTGAGCGGGACGAAATCGAAGTTAAGTGGAAGCTAGACGGAAAGCGCGATGATCTTCGTGTCGGGCAGTCAATTAGATGCTCTTTGACCCTGATCGGTGCAGACGAAGAATCTTCTATCGAGCCGCCACCCGCTACTCCGCAGGTGGCCCCATGACCACAGCCATCACCCTCTGGCTCGCGTTCGTCCTCGCTTGCGGCGTGCTGACCTTATTCGGCAACCGCAAGCAGGCCATCGGTTTCACGGTCATCTCGATCACCATGGGCTTCCTTGCAACCCTGCCGCTCGGCCACCCCGCAACGCGCACCCCGCCGCCCGGCCAGTTTACGGTGCTCGGCGCTCGCATCGATGTGGACAAGGCTATCTACGTTCTCGTCGATGGCCAGCCCGAGCCCGTCTACTACCAGCTGCCGTATTCGGCGCAGACCGCCAACCAGCTGCAGCAGGCCATGGATGCGGCGGAAGGCAACGGCACGGGCGTCTCCATGAAGATGGACGGCGAAGGCTCGCCTGGCTTTGCTGAAGCCGGCGACGGGCGCAAGGAGCCCACCAAGCAGCAGGAGGTGCCGCTGCTATGACGTCGGAGATAGCATGGACCTTCGGCCTGCCGTTTGTGGCGTTCTTTGTTTTGATGAGCGTCTGCTGGTACGGCCTTCGCCGAATAGGAGAAGAACCGGACTGGGTACCAATCAGGCCGCTGCGCACACCACCACATGAGGAGACACCATGACCACACCACCACTTAGCGACGATATCCTGCAGGAAGCCGTGCTCATCAGAGCAGCGGCCGGCTCAGACAGGGAAGCCGCCGAAGCGCTTGGCATCGCCAGATCCTCGCTGCAGAACAGACTCAAGCGCGCCGCCGAACGCGGGTTGATGGGCGTGGCTCCGGTTTTGCCGGGGTTCCGTATCTCGCAAATCAGCAACACGCCGAACGGCGACTTCATCCAGCAGAAGCCCGAACGTGGCGAAGCGTGGACCCTGCCGGAAGGGCATTCGATAAAGGGCGTGTCTGCGCTCGTTGATGCGGATGGGCGGACGGTGCAGAGCTGGGTAAAAACGGCGGCAGATTCCGTGAAGGCCAACAACCTGCGCGACGCCATTCTGGCTGTCTTCGCGGATCATTCCGCGGCCGTCCTGCCGGACCCGCCTGCATTCACAGACGCCGACACTATGACCGTCTACCCGATCGTCGATCTTCACCTGGGGCTCTACGCGTGGGCTCGAGAGACCGGTGCGGACTACGACGTCGACATCTCGGCAGGCCTACTGCGGGCGGCCGTGAGCAATCTTGTCTCCCGCTCAGCGGCATCCGAGACCGCCATCGTGCTAGATTTGGGAGATTATTTCCACGCGGACGATAGCCGCAACCAGACAAAACGCAGCGGCAACCCGCTTGATGTCGATACGCGCTACGCCCGCGTTCTTCAGGTCGGCTACGAACTCGTCGTCGAGACGATCGAGTTGGCGCTGCAGAAGCACGCCAAAGTCATCTACCGGAAGCTGCCTGGCAACCACGACGACGAAACCAGCCTAATGCTGGCCATCTCAATCGCCGCTCACTTCCGCAATGAGCCGCGCGTGTCCGTTGATACCGACCCCAGCCGCTTCTTTATTCATCGCTTCGGCAAGGTGATGATTGGGGCGACGCATGGCGATCAGCTCAAGAAGGACGACATGGCCGGCTTTATGTCGACCAACTACCCGGAGGAGTGGGGGCAGACGCGATTCCGCCACGGGTTCACCGGCCACATCCACCACGACACGGCCAAGGTCCGGAATGGTGTGAAAGTCGAGAGCTTCAATACGCTCGCTGCAAAAGACGCTTGGCACGCCGGCATGGGTTTCTCGTCGCCGCGCACCGCTGTCTCCATCACGATGCACCGCGACTACGGCGAGATCGATCGGTTCACCGTGAGCTTGCCCATGCTTCAGCGGGCGGCGGCGAATGACAACGAACTATTGAAGGCAGCGGCATGATCTTGACAGTTGAGAGGCTTCGGGAGGTACTGCATTATGATACAGAGACTGGAAACTTCGTCTGGCTAGTGTCAACTAGCAACCGCGTAAGGGTAGGCGCAGTTGCCGGGAACGCTTCCGGTCACGAGTATCATCGAATCCGAGTCGATGGTGGGCTATATTACGCCCATCGGCTAGCTGTTTTCTACCAGACGGGGCAGTGGCCGAAGAACAAGGTTGATCACAAGAGTATCAACAAGCGAGACAATGCTTGGGATAATCTTCGCGAAGCGACCAACCAGGACAACTCGGCAAACGTCCCAGTCAGCAAAAACAACAGCGTTGGCCTGAAGGGGGTCAGCCGAGATGGAAAGCGCTATCGCGCACACATCACAATCAAAGGAAAATACAACCACCTTGGAAACTTCGCCACTCCGGAGGAAGCGCATGCAGCCTATTTAATAGCTGCCAACGACAACTTTGGTGAATTCGCTAGAGCAGCCTAACCACACCCAGCCGCCACCAACCGGCTGGGCCACCACACCACAAGAGGAGAACACCATGGGACTTTTAGCGGCCCACGTAGGAAGAGTTATGGCGGAAGGCACCAAGCCGCCCATCGCCGCCAACGACAACACCCCACAGGGCGGCCAGTACATCGGCCTCACCCGCCAAGCAGCCACCATGCAAGCCTACGACGAGTCCGTCGAAGCTTGGCGCGCATCAACCGACCGCAAGCAGTCCGGCCTCGAGGGGCTCGCCGCCCTGCCGGGTTACGCCTACCTCGCGTCACCCTACAGCAAGTACCCATACGGCCACGCTGAGGCCGCCAGGGTGGCCTGCGCGGTAACGGCGGGACTTATGCGGCGTGGCATCGTCGCATACTCGCCTATCGCTCACGGACACGCTGTGGCCGAACACGGCCTGCCGCTCGACTGGCCTTTCTGGAAGCGCCAGTGCGATCCGCTGCTGGCCGGCGCTGCTGCAATGATCGTGCTGCAGGCGCATGGCTGGTGGGATTCCGTCGGCATGCAGTACGAGCTCGACGCGTTCATCGGGACGGGGCGGCCGATCCAGTATGTCGAGCCGGCGGATTTTTGTGTGGTGGAGGGGGTGTGATGGATAGGGACGAAATAATCTTCAGCAGCTTTGTGCTGGTCTACATCACTGGTGGCCTGGTCTCTCTCGGGATGATGGTCAAAACTCTCGGTATTCCTGCCATTTTGGTTGCGCCGTTCTGGCCCGCCGCTTGGCTCATCTATTTCGGGCATTGGATCGTGTCATGAGCGACCTATCACGAGCCATAGAAGTAGCCGTCGACGCTCACTGGGAGCAAGCCGACAAGACCGGCCAGCCCTACATCCTTCACCCTCTCCGCGTGATGCTGTCGCAGAAGGATGAGACGTCGCGCATTGTCGCCGTCCTTCATGACGTCGTCGAGGACTCGACATCGGTAGGCCACGGCGACATCCTCGCGATGTTCGGCGCGAGCGTCCACACCGCTGTGTATGCGCTCACCCGTCAGGACGGCGAAACATACGAGGCGTTCATTCTACGAGCCAAGGCCGACCCGATCGCACGGCGCGTCAAGATTGCCGACATTAAGGACAACCTGCGGCCAGGCGCGCCGCACCTGCGCGAACGATATGAGGCGGCACTTGCCGTATTGGAGGAACCAACATGCTGAACGAACGCGGAGAACTCACGGAAGTGCCAGATCAGCTGAAGGCTCTGGCACGCGCCATCGGCAAGCACCCGGCCGACGACGACTACAGCGTGTTTGACCGTGCCATGGCGGCCATGCCATCGACTAATCCGAAGCGAGCATTTGGTGTCAAGAAGCCGTCGGCGCAGTTCATCCCGCCCGTTGCTTTGATCGAGGAGAGCGTCGTCATGGCGCTCGGTGCAGCCAAGTACGGCGCGTTCAACTGGCAGGACGACCCAGTCGACGCGACCACCTATTATAGCGCGGCGATCCGGCATCTGCTGCAATGGTTCTCTGGCGAAGATCGAGATCCGGAAAGTGGCGCGTCGCATCTTGCGCATGTGCGGGCCTGCATGGCCATCCTGATCGACTCGCAGGCAAGCGGGCTGCTGGTCGACGATCGACCGAAGTGCGCGCCCGTTGGGGAAGCCATCGACCGGCTGAAGGTGGCGGCGTGAAAGTTGAAGACCTCAGCGAGATAGAGGTGGCGCTCCTTATGGAGCGGTTCCATCAAAAGACCCGCCGCGTCGGAAAATGCCTCGAATGGCAGGGGTATATTCAAGGCGGAGGATACGGTGTTCTAGAGCGCCGGATCGGTGGGCGGGCCATCAAGGTATTGGCCCATCGATTTTCCGCCAAATACCTTGGTGGTCTTGATATCACCGATATTGACGCATGCCATCAATGCGATAACCGAAAATGCGTTGATGATCACCATCTGTTCGCTGGCACGAGAAAACAGAACATGGAGGATGCGGTGAATAAGGGCCGCCAAGCTAAGGGATCCATGCTGCCACAGACAAATCTGACAGAAGATCAAGTCCATCAGATCCGAGAGGATACACAAGGCTACGAGGCAATAGCATCGCTGTTCAAGACGACCTCATCATCCGTGAGCAACATCAAAAATCTTGTCGAATGGTCGTGGCTTCCCGTTCGAGGCTCCATTCACAAAGCGGGGTCAGGCGACAGGATAGCAGGAGAGGCGCACTACTGTGCGAAGCTAGACGAGCAGAAGGTCATCAGGATACGCACCTCAAATGAGCCGCTTGCCGTTCTGGCCGCGGAGTTCGGCGTGGCCTACAACACCGTTCACTCGGCGCTGGTCGGAAAGACGTGGCGTCGTGTTGATGTTGCGGCGAATGACAACCGAATTAGCAAGGAGGTGCTGCGGTGGGCGGCTTGACTGAAAGCTGGAGTTGGCAGCAGGCCAGCTACCGCCAACTCCAGAGGGCTCGGCTACTTTTTGCCGGGCCCTTTCTTTTCGTCCTGCCCAAGCGCGGAGGCTGACACCTTCCGGATCTCGGTCGATGATAGCTTCCCGGTGCGGAGCCCTTTGGATGCCAAGGTCGACACCGGCTGGCCGGTCTGCTTATTTCCACCCGTTGTAGATTTCGCCATGATCAAGTTCCTTTGTTAGCGACTCTGAACTCAATCAAGATACGCCGTAATGACGTGACCACAATCGGGACGAGGGCGAAACCACAGTTATCCCGTGGTGATTTGGCTGGTCACCGGGAATCCCTCCCAAACACAAACCGCTTCGTCGACCCGTCCGTAAACTCCATCGTGCCTTCCCCCGCCACCTGCGAATAGTTCGCCGTTGGCCTGGTCATCGTCACGGATCCGCGCCGGCCGTCGGTGCAGGCAACGGGGAAGACGATCGTGGCAGCCTGCCAGCTGTCGAACGTGCCGCTGCACGTTACCCCCTTGTCCGCGATGCTGAACTTGCCATTGGACATGGTCGCGCTGAATGTTGTCTGTCCGCTACCATGCTTGCCAGTCGCATTGACGTACTGGTTCTCGAGCGTGTTGCAGCCAGCAAGAAGGGTGAGGGCGAGGAGGAGAGGCGCGCGGTTCATGGGGAGCAT